GCTCATCTGTTAAGGCATGACCTGAAGTGGCTGAAAGAATAACCGTATCATGGTTGTTACTTGTCATCTTGCCTTCAGCAGCAGCAAGAGTTTCAAGAGGCTTTGCCATACTAAGCCCCTTATTACCATTAGCGCCGGTAGTCGGGTTAACATAATACCTCTTACCAGCACCATTATAGGCAGTATTACCAAATGTTACTGGAACTCCACCTACCATAGGCATACCATTCCAGGTAGGCCCATTTAATCCAAAACCATAACTTGAATCTCTTGACATATCTTCCTCCAGTTTACCAGTCTTACTGGTTCACCAACCCTATTTAGGGTCAGAGGTAGTTGTGTTCATTTCGTGAACATTACTTATTAAACGCTGGCGGAAAAGCACCAGACTTCACATTCTTCCTCCGAATGGGAAGTGGCCGTCTAATTTTAAAATTAGCAGCCACCTCCTTCATCCTGGAAGGAGTCCTCATACTTAACACATTACTTGGACTCTTTGTTACTTTCATCAGGCCCCAGCAGATCCGTACAGTCCTCGCCAGTCCGTCCAACCCTGTGAACATCTAAGGGTAGTTTTAAACAGAGCGTTATCTGACTTAAAGTCATTATCTCTGGTGAATTCTGGTCTACGTCTCCAGAAGAACATCAAACCATTGGGCTGGTCTGTTTTAAGGAACCAAGCATCTGTGTCGGTGAGAAAGTGCATGACAGTATAACCATTAGGAAGATAGTTCATCGCTGGGTTAACGTCATTGTCAGCAGTACCTGGCATCTTCGCAGATTTAAGGACAATCTGAGCCTGAAATGCATCACTAGGACTTACAATCAGTTTCTTTGGAAGCACCCTGATTTTCAACCCTCTATCATCTGTCCATCCTTGAATATCAATTAAAGCCTGCTCAAAAGATGTAACAGAGAAAGTAGCTGTAGGACTCATTAGATTGCTGAGTGTCCCAGTTTTGATCGGATGGCTAGCAGAGCAAAGAACAACTCCATCACCACCGAGTCCGGATGTGAAAGCATTGTTTAAGATATTCGCAGACAAGATCTCAACAGTGTGTCTGACACTTCTTGCCAAGGCCTGTGGACGAGATTTAATCTGACGGTACAGATCATCTTCGTACATTATCCTTGTTACAGCAAACCCAAGAGCATATTCAAGGTGAGTGTAGGTAGTTGAAAACCCCTTATACATCTCATCAAAGTACACATCTTGACCTTCACCCTTCTGCTGAGCAAGTCCAAATCCACTCACACTGAAGTCCTTCTCAGTAGCTTTTGTAGAGGTATCTACCTCAAATGCTTCTGTATATTCTTCTGGGTAGTCATTGTAAGAATCACCATAGACGATTCTTATTCCTGGCTCCAGAAGCTCCGGCATGTTACTTGAATAAAGTGGCATTTATGTTACCTCCTCTTAAACGCCAGCTACCGCGGCTTTATAAAGATGCTCGTTAAAGATAACGAGAAGATTAACATTAACACCCCAGGCATTATCTGGCTCATCAACCTTACCAATAATCTTGACTTGAGCATTGCCATCAAGGTCTAGCTCTGTGTCAGATAGTTGAGAAGCATCAGTTACACCAGTCTTACTACACGTTACTAAATCAGATGTCGCAAAAACATCTGTAGCAGCAGGTGTTACTCCAGTCGCACCCTGCACTCCAAAGATGATATTGGGGTCGTCAAAAACATTAACAACTTTACTACCTGCACTACCAGAATCATCCACGAAATCAGCAGATACACCAACTACAATAGCCCCACTCCCAGCAGCTCCATCCTCAACAGTACCACCGGCTACAGCTATTACAACTTCACCTCGTCTAATTACCTGACCTGTGGTTAAGATATAAGGATGAGTTCTAATCATGCCACCAGTCAAATGACCAGCAGGCCATAAACCTCTTGCAAAATCCTTATTTGCCATTATTTACCTCCTCTGATTGTTACTTCGCCATAGCTCTTACCACTACCCTCATTAGCAGTCTTCTTAAACTCATTAACACTTGACTCTAATGCTCCATCAGATAGTGATTTAAAGTATGCTTCCCTTGACTTCGCTAGTTCCTCAGTAATCTCCATGAGAACCAGTTCTCTCTTTTGCACTACCGTAGATAGTGGAGCTCCATCAACTATTGTTTTTGGAGGGTTTACAGATTTATTCTTATTATCAACAAACTTCCAACCTTCAGCTTGAAATCTGTCAACTAAGTCTTCTCTTACCCATTTACGCCTAAAACCTGGTCTCTCTGCAACTTTTAATACCTGAGCAGGTTTCCAAGGCTGAGTGGCTTGTGGTTTTGGAGCACCGGTTTCCTGTAGTATATTTAATTGTGGTTTATTTTCCATTTACTTATTACCTCCTGCTATCATAGACTTCTGTTTTGCCCATCTCTCTGGTGATATTCCAAAACCCTTAGCAAGTTCCATCTCAACAGGAGACACCTTCACAGTGCCAGGAATCCGGTTAGAACCTTTATGCTCTCCAGCCTCTACAGCGTTTACTCCCTCTACTGGTTTAAATTTCTCTTCCACCCTTTTTCCCACCTCCTCCAACACTTCTGTTATAGTTGAGTCCGCAAATTCAGGCTCTTTTACTATCTTCTTTTCAACAAGTATAGCATAAGCCTTCTTTTTTGGCTCTTTAGTAAACCATGGATTGTCAGCTTTCCAAAGTTCATATTCAGCTGTATCATCATCAGATATCTCAGACTCTTTCTTTTCAGGAGTCTTAGGTGCTGCTTTAGCTTTCTTAGCGTCTCTGATATCGACCCGGAGATCAGCCATCTTCTCGTCAATATCTGTTTCAGACTCAAAGTCAGCTTTTTCTCTAGCTGCTTTCTTTAACTCTTTGAACTCAGTCAACTTGGTCTCAAGGTCTTTAACTGTCGTATCAGCCGTCTCAGACGAATTCTTTTCAGATATTCCCTGAATAGTTTTCTCAAGTGCCTGATTATGCTTACGCATCTCTTCAACTAAAGCAGTATTACCAGAGCCAACTTCGATCTTCTTCTCAAGCTCAGCAATCTTCTCCTGACCCTGTTTCATCTCCTTATAAATATCCTGAAACCTTGGAGTATCAGGAGTCAACTTATTCTGTTCAACCCTGGGATCTTTCTTTACTCCTTCTTGAGACCCTGGGTCTATCCATTGCTCTTTTCCCTTGTTCCCAGTTTCTATTATTACATTACCTTCTGCGTCTTTTTTCTCTTCACCTGGCATAGTTCCTCCTATGATTTCGCACCTTAAAGGTGTTATTTAAAACTACAAAAACGGCAACGGCAACTGCCACGGCCGGTTTAATGAAAGACAACGACAGCGCCCGACCAGCGTGAGTGCAAACGACCGGCGTAAGCGCCAAGCGCGGCGCGTTAGTATTGTTCATATAATGAACGCTACTCATTTATATCTCCCAAGAATATCCTCTTCGTTCATGACTCGGTATTTTTGATCGAGAACCCATGAACCAGAATAACGGGCATACAGAACCCTATCGCCGGGCTTTACAAAGCCAATATCATCAGCCACAGCTACCACAGTACCTATATTAGTTTGCATTTCGCCTTCTTTACGAGAAGAATCTGGAATATATAGACCATGAGATTTAAATACCTCATCTTCTATTATATAGACCCTCTGTGTATATGGTACTAAAGGAAACTCCTTTATTTCCTTCTCAATATCTACATCAATCATTTCTACAACGCTCATAAACCTTCCTCCTTCGCACTCTCTATAAGTGATTTAACAAGGATAATACCCTTGACGATACCGCAAGCTTCTTCTTTATTATCATTAACTACGATAGATTTAAGCTTTTCAATTTCTATCTGGTCTAATTTAGCTATAAAAGCTTTTGTTGTTGCAAAGTCAAGCCATTCTGTAACCATCTCTCCATCAATAGTAAATTCTTTAGGCATTTTCGCCTCCGCCCTCGAACTTCTCAGGCATTGTCTGCTTCAGATACAACTGAGCCATATGCTCCTTCACATGTGTATCTATTAGGTTCTTAGCGTGGGGACTTATATCAGTTTGGAAAGTTCCTTCCAAGAAGCTACTATGTATATCTATGTGTTCTAAATCATTATTAGCAGGCATCACCTCTACTCCTTTTTCAAGAAGCATCTCGGCGTTCTCTTCGTGTGCTGACAGATCAGGAGTCGGCTCGGGCTCCTTTAAGTAGTCTTGATAGTTCTGCACTTCAAGTGCCTCATAGTAGTTAGCTTCGGCTTTCCTCTGTGCCTCCATATCGTTCATGGTGAGAGGACTCTTCCTTACATTCTCTAACACCTGTTGAGCTTTAAGTATCTTCTCGGCCCTGGACAATATGTTTGGGTCTGACACTGGAATAACATCAACACTGACTAAGAAGTCACTTCTGCCTATTTCCACCTGTGGCCCAGTAGGCATATTACGGTCACCAAGAACTTTAAAATACTCAGCCTCGTTTAGGAATATGCTGTTGAGCCTGGCGATTTTCTGCAGCTCGCCACCAAATGAAGTATGAATACGCTTAAACACGCTTGAATATACTTTACGACCCTCTTCTATGAGTGCCATAATAGTCATCCCTGGAGTATCTCCGGCGGGCATCTGTCCTGTCATAGTCTCGCTGATACTTGATACCATCTTTGAATACTCATATAACAGTCCAAGCGTCGCATAGAGTGTTTGGTTAGGGCCTTTAAAATCAAAGTGGTAGAAAGCCTTAGATATATCATCAACAAGAGTATCAACTTCTACATACTCACCTTGTTTAAACTTGATGGGACCTTTAGATATACCAGATCTCTTTGATACAAAACCACCTTGTAGATTGGCTAGGGAACCAGCATCTATAACCTCGTTTAGGATAGTATTCATAGCTTCATTCATACCAAAGAGAAGAGTACCCAGACCGAAGCCATAAACACCTTCTGGATTAGGTAAAAACGTATACTGTGTAAAGTGCTCAATATCTTGTTTCTCACCAAACGCATCAATGAAAGTTCTTGAAGTGATTCTAACAACCTTCCTGGTTTCATAATCAACTGTTATGATATATGGCTCTTGTATACCGTCCCCATCTAAGTCCCAATCTCTATGTTGTTCAAGGAACATTCTCGGCATTTGCTCCCAAGATGTCCCAGGATCTACACCAGAGATCTGATCACTAGTTTGTTTCAGTGGTGAGAATAAATACATAGAGGTTCCAGGCCCAAAGTCCCAAGCATCTTGAATAAACACACCGCTTGCTACTCTCTTTCTTACATCGTTCTTGTATAGAGGAATCCTATGTGTTTTTCTTGGAACACTTTCAAAATCAGTATATGAGTATGGAAGCACCAAGTCCATAGCATTTACAGAGACTGATGCCGGGCGCCTCTTGTCGAAGTCAAAATAGGTCTTCCTAAACACCGAACCAAACAACGGTATCTGAAGCAGCGATGTATCCATGCCCGGTATAAACTCTTTCATCTTATATAAGAGTTGATAGTTCATATACTTATCCACACGCTCGGCTTGTTCAACATCCTCATCACCAGTAGCAATAGCTCTTATTATATCCTTAGATGGTATTAGTGAGTCATAGGCTCTTGCATGAAACTGAATCGCCGCTACAGTTATGATGGGGAGCTTGACGTTAGAGCAATTCTCAAATGGATAGTTCTTCTGTCCTTGAAAGGACGAGAATAACTTAAGTATGCTACTTATATTTTCTTCCCACCCACTTCTTGAAGCAATGTCTGCCTCATAGTCTTGAACCACTGTATCTCCTATTTCAAGCAGAATCTCATCAGCCGTCTTAAGCGACTTATCATCAAAATAAGATGGAAATAACTTACCTGACTCTTTCATCACAGGCACTAGATTATACATCTCGTTAGAAGTCACCTCGACTGGCTTGGCATTTAAGTTAACAATAGCTCCGCCGTCTTTAGTAGATCTTACTACAGCTTCTATATCTTTAGTACCTGGTTGTGGCATTTCGGCCTACCTCCCTCGTGACAGGTATCTGCTCGTCTTCTTCATCCATCAAGACAAACCTAAAATCTAGAATCATGTCATATAAGTAACTCCACATATCTAAGCCATCATCTTTAATACCATAAGGGAATGTATCAGCTTCTATTCTAATTTTATCTCTATATTTTTGTGGAACAGCTTTAGACATAAACAACTTACTATGGTATAATGGGGCTGCTAGACCTCTCTCGATTCTCTTTGTTTTCTTTCTTCCAGAAGGCCTCAATATAACCAGGTTTCTATTCTTAACTGAGACATATATACCCTTTTTCATAAGTGCAGCGGCTACATGTAGCTCAGTGGTGGACAGGGCAACTTTCTCAATACCTGTTTGCCATATACGTCCGTTGTTAAGGTACATTTGAACTATTTCGTCCGGCGCCTCGTCTTCTCTAAGTGGCTCGATCAAAGCATCTAGCAAGAACACCCTCGACATGCCCATATCGTCAGCTTTAGGTTCAACACCTAAAACACCTATTGCCCAATTATCACGTCGTGCCTGACCAGTATCATCACCCGCTGGGTCAACAATAAGAAACTTGTAAAGCCCGGCGGGAATAAACTCAGGCTCTATGTCTTGGAACAAAGTCGAATCCAGGCGCCTAATGCCAACTGGTGTTGGGTCCAGTAACTGCTGACATGAAAATGTAGATGTTAACTTAAGACTATCAAAGGTTCTCTGACTTAACAGCACCGGGTCACCACTAATAGTCCCATCAGCTGTAGCGGGCTTAAGCCTTAATAGATAAGCTGGCTTCTCCTGATCATATACATCTTTCTTCTCTTTAACATAATTAAGCGGGTCAGCATGATGGTAGAATGTTCCAACCACCCTATGTGTACCACCATCAGTCATAAGATTCTGCGATGAATCAAATTTCTCCTTAACTTTCTCCATCACATCCACTGAGTTAGCAATATCCTCCGTGATTATATCATCATAGATGCGCCGCTCATAGTGAGCACCAGTCGGCATACCTTCTGTGAGCCCATGTGCGGAGACAGTTGGTTCGCCGCGATTACTGTCACGCTTCAAGATAATACCATCATCTATACTCCACATTGGAGATTCTTTCTTTGGGTTCTCCCAGAAAATATCCGGAAAGCATGTATGAAGTAACTTCTCATTCTCACAAACTTCTCGAATAGAGAACAGAAATTTCTTAGCTGGCTTGTTAGCATAACAAAAAATCCCTGTGGTATATTCTGGATTCTTAGCAATGTACTGGATAGTTTCGGCTATAGTAATAATTGAGCTCTTGTAATGGAATCTTGCCCATACATCCATAGTAAAGTCCGCTGGGCCATTCTCAACCTCTTTACAAGCATTAACTATGAAAGGATGATTCACGGTGTACTCACACTTAGGATTAAATGGATGAACTATAAAGAACAATACAAAAAACAAATCATCTAATATAAGCTGCCTATATGTTGCGATGGGGTCGATCTTCTCCTCTGCCATATCTTTGAAGATCTTATCGTAACGGTATTTATAGGTGCATAGTGGGTTGGGAGTAAATTCAATCATCCTTAGTGCACCTTAAACCCTTATCAATTATTTCTAACTTCGACTTCATACAATATATACAGTGATAACTAGTTTCTGAGTATTTATGCTCCATTATTGGGTTCCTCTAATAATCCAAGTTCTTTTAGTGTACGATAATACACATAACATAATTGATTACAGTTTCCAGTTTCATACACTAGATTATTTATAGGCTCTTTTGTTGTAATAGCAATTTTTAGAGTCCTTGTTTCTTGGTCTGGTGTTATATATCCAGTTATATCAACATGTTCTGGGAGCTTCAAGACATCTCTAAGCTCATCAAAAGATATTTTAATTATAGACCTATAGTTCATTTATTATCCTCTTCAGATTCTTCTAAGCCGATAATATCCTCCAAAAGCTTCATATCCTCTGCTGTGTCCTCTTCGCTTGTGTTCACAGACTGAACAGCACTCTCTCCATTGGCGCCGTTGCCACCATTATCACTGGATGGTTCAGCTTTAACCTCTACCGTTACAGCGTCACCTTTATACTTCTCCAAATCAACGGGATGCCCTGCTCCTATATTTATCTGCACCCCAACATTACCCTTCTTAGCTAACCCTGCTCTATCTAACAGATCCTGTGATGCTGACAACCTGAGCTTCTCACTTGTACTGGTCATAATTGTGGAAGCGACTTGCTCCAGCGCGATCGGCGCGAGTGCTTTAATCTCCTCCTGTATATCAGTCGCGGAGTCATCCCTGAGCTTCGACAGCCTTGCCAGCACCACCTTAAACAACGGTGAATTAACTATGATACTCAACCGACCTATATTAATACCCATGTGCCGGGCTATATCTGATTGGTTCTGCCCACAAACCAGCCTTCGAGCTATCTCCTCATGCCTTGGCCTAATATACCCTAACCCATATCTCTCAACGCTTCTACTCAATGTCTGTGGTATTAGTCCCATAATCCCTCTGCTCATATTATAACATGTTTGCGTAGTAAACACAAGCGCAGCTTTGCGGTAGCTAACACTACGAGTGTTTGTAGCACATTCTACATATGTTAAAAAGTAATGTGGATTGCCAAAAGACTCTTTGTCTTTATATGATGATATGAGTGAAGGGGGGGTACTCGTTCTACCATGGTTCGTGTGGCTCTAACGCCACAGTGTGGTGGTATTGACACGCTTTTATTTTGTGCTTGACAAAAATAACTCGATGTGTTATCATTGGTTAATGCGTCATTGACGCTGCTAAAAATATATACATATGAGGTGGTAATATGAAGGCATGTGAATTAGCAAGGTGTTTATTGGATGTAAATGGTGATACTCAAGTAACAATATCAATGAAGGTGGGTAATAAAACAATACATGTAAAAATTGAGGGTGTAATATCCAATAATGAGGGTGTATTAATATGCTCATCGGATGACGCAACCATATAATAATACGCATCTCACGTATTCCGTGAGCAAGCCAAAATAAGGGGGTGTTAATATGAATACCATACTAACATTCAAGGCAACAAAGGCAAGCGAGAACAAAGATGTGCAGTACCAGGTGGATTTAGGTGAGGATATACTCGACAAGGTGCCTGACACAATGGCGTATGCTACTGCACATGCAAAGGTGGAATTGCAAAACCGTAAAGGGGCATTGCTGAGACAAAGTGCGAGTACCGAGGATGCCCTGGCAACCCTCAAAACCTTCGGGTATGAACATGCAACCGTTGAACTGTATGTCCCGACCACAAAACCCAAAAAGGAACTCACACCTGAGGACATACGCAAGGCAATAGCGTCAGGCAAACTTGCCAAGGACGCTGTCCTTGCAGTGCTTAACAAATAACAACCCCCGGGGGGCACGTGTAATGCGTGTCCCCACCAAAACTAATACATAGAGGTGTAACATGCATATAGAATTTTCAGTATGTGAAATGAAATGTTTAGTTTGTAAATGTGAGATAAGGGAAAAGGATATATTCTGGACGGATGATATAATGGGGATAGTATGCTTTGATTGTGCAGGGAGTATAATAACCGAATTTGTAGCAAATTATGAGGGGGAAACATGCCAACAGTTATAACCATTGACCCATATTGGCCCTGCTTTACATGGGTGTGTTTTTTGGACAATGCTGAAGTTGCGTACTATAGAAAGGCTTTAAGCAAATTACCTATAGAACATATTAAAAGTTTATTTGATTAACTCTCAAAGGGACGGTGCCTATATGGTATCGTTCCCCTGCCTATTTTTTGTCAAAACCCAGGTAATAATAATAATAATCTTTGAACATATGCTCCATATCCATCAATGACACACATGTATAACTACATGTCATGTCATGTATAGTTATATGGCATGTACTCGCTACTGGTGTCTCATGTATACTTCCGTTCATTGAATGAACGATACTTGTTCATGTTACATGTCCTTCTCCTACCCCTTATACTTATATTTTTTTTTTTTAAATAAAGGGGGGGGGAGGGCTACATGTGACAATATATGTCATGTAGAACATGTAACACACATGTATGGATAGAGACCATATCCAGGAAGATTATTATTATTATTATCACGTGTTTGACAATGCCTGCGGCATATGTTATAATGGGAAGTATGAACAATGATGAATGAACTTATAGCAATTGCAGCTGAAGACATAAAAACAGGACAAACTGTAATGTTTGGCAAAGATGGAAGACTTTGGCTTTCAAGACATAAATCGCCGAACCAATGGAGGTCACAAATGTATCTACAGATGTTTCAAGATAAGAAGAAGAAATGGAGGTTTAGGCTGGTTGCAAATAATGGACAGACGCTAGCAAGTTCAGAGGCTTACAGTTCAAAGACCAAATGCCGTAACACGGTGTTAAGTATTCAGAGCTATGCTAAGAGTAAGACGTTGCAGGTGGTGGGGAGTGATTAAATGTTAAGCAAGGGTATAACCATAATACAAGAGAACAGGTTAATCGGTTACGTTAAGCTCCAACAAGATGTGCTAGAGAAGCTTAAGCCTAATGAGGTGATTATGTTGGAGAGGGAGCTGAATGTAGGTGATACAACTATCAATACGTTTAGGTTGAAGATAGTGGAGGTTGGAATAGTATAAGTGATTGACCATAACATAGTAATAGATGAACTAATCAGAGTCGGTGCGGTCAAGGTAATCATGAGTAGCTATGATGAATCTTGGTTGCTCAGGAACCATATCAACAATGAGCTTAGACGACAAGGCTTGAAAGAGTCTTATACCTCGGCGGTTATGAATACCACGCTTATTATATGGAGTATAGAGATGTATGGTAAGAAGGGTTCAAAGCATCTAGTGGCTGATATGTTGGAGGTGTTTAAACTATTGCCACTAAGCGCGCTGGAACCAAAAGCAAACATTGGAGACCCAGACCTTGAGCGTGTGTTTAAGGAGTTGAAGAAAGAAGCTAAGCAAACAGGTGAAAAGCGTATCAAGGATATGATAGGTAAACTTGGTAAATAAATCAATGCTGTTATTATGTTTATGATAGGGTGATTATTTTATTGACATTTGACATCAAAATATGTTATAATCAGTCATTGATGAAATTATACACTTTTGATAACCTAAACAAAAGGATATGTTTATGAGAATATTAAACTTTCTTGAAGAATTAACAATAAATGTGCTTATATTAGCAGTATTGATGATAGTAGTGACTATAACAATTTATAGTTTAGCTAGTTAACTATTAACCTTTTAGCCAAAGGAGCCAAAAATGTCCTACTGTAGTCCTGAAGATGCCAAGGCCCTAAAATCAATGGGCTTTGACGACCAGCAAATCAAGAAGTTGTACAATCTAAGTGGCGAGGAGCTAAAAAATCTATTACCACAAGCATCAAAGAAGCAAGGCATACCAAGAGGACCCAAAGCAAAAAAAGGTGATTACTTTATTGTGTATAATACTACATGCTTACTTTGTGGTCATGTCAAGGAGCACCACTCCACAGCAATTTGTAAGAAAGAATGGGTAACACTCAGCCCATTCTACACATCAGGAAAAGGAAATTGTAAAGTGAATAGTTGTTCAAAGTGTAGACAGTATCTTATGACTCTGCCACAAACACAGTTAATAGATATTATCCTTAGCAAGAAGAAAGATATCCCAGTAAGCATACCAAAGATTGAACGATATGAAGATGAGCATACTTATTATCCTATGATGGTGGTTGACAAGTATTGTTCATTTCATGAACGTAACTAAATAGAAAGGAATAGTTATGATATGTAGGAATTGTAGCAAAGAAATAAACCAACGTACTAAACAGTTAAGTAATGGTTATATAGACCAATGTGATAACTGTTCAACTGAAGACGTAGAAAAATATGTTGGTAGAAGAACCGATAAACATGGAGACACTATAATATTTAGAATAGATATTGATTCTATACAAAGGCAAATTAAAAGGGAAAATGCTGTAGGTTTTAATGCTAACTTACCTTTTGAGACTGCTGATAGAGATACCAAAGTTAAAAGAAAATGAGCACTATTAAGCTACCAATCAAGTGTTACTGGGGACAGTTGTATATGCTCTTTCATCATGGGCATATTACAGCTATCCAACTAGATAACATGACAAAGAAAGGGCAACTACAACTTGAACTAACTAAGTTCGAGAAGCCTACAGGTTTATCTGATGAGCTAAGACAAGAAACAAAAGACGTAATGCAGCAGTTTAAACAGTTAAAAAAGTTTGAGTGTGTAAAGGAGTCATAATGATATATGATGGAACTGATAGACCAAAGTTAGTTAAGGAGCATACACAGAAAAATTATTGTATTAGTGTTCTCGCAGCACTTGCTTTTTTAGGTCAAGCAAGAACACCATCGATATATAGTTTACCTTCTGCAAGCGCTAAAGGAACTTATGGTATTAAAAACTATCGTATCGCAAGACATAAACGTAATAAGCTTGCATCAAAATGTAGAAGGATAAATATATAATACTGGGTAATTGACTTGTCAATAGCAAGTAGTCCGGGGTTGGAAGTGTTGTACACTTGCCTTTCCCTCGTTAGGCTAATGCTGTCTATAGATGACTACTGTATATAGGCTGCCAATAAATAATAGAGGAACTATAAATATGTATGAACCTAACAGAAATATTGAAACACTTTCAAGTGTAAAAAGTGCCTTTTGTGTTAGACATGATAAGGCTAAAAAAGAGATTACAATAAAATATCAAGATAGTTTCTTTGACAGTACTAAAATTATATGGGATATGGGAAGTGAAGCAACTATACATGAAGCTAATATTAGATCAATCTTAGATTTTATAAAAGAACAACTAGAGCAACATTCTTGCACTTAATCTTTTAGGTTAAGAAACTCAAATCTAATAAAGGAGGTAAACCTTATGCCTAAACAGGAAACAATCAGTTACAAAGCAAACTTTTCTGCAGAAACAGACGATGACGGTAACGAGACTGCGGCTGCCCACTCATATGATGGCACCGTACTCTATAACATGCCCGAGAGTCTGGAAGAAGCTGCACAAATGTTTGGCGAGGTTCCAGCGTTGAGCTGTCTTCTTGATATGATCAAGATTAAAGTACAAGCTCTTTGTCGGCGCCACAGGACACAGGAAGATGCTCAGGAAGCTGCGAGCAGTTATGTTCCTGGAGTATCCAGACGTGGAACTGGACCCACTCAGAAACAGGTCAAGGAAGTTCTCTCGAAGATGTCTAAAGAAGATATCGAGAAACTCCTAAGCGACTTATCTGAAGAGTAAGTTACATTATTAACCTTTAACCCAGATAGGTGCCATCTTCAGGCTAGCGAAGGTGGTGCCTATCTAACCTTTTAGGAGCCTAAAATGTACCAAGAAAATAAATGGACGGAAAGCGCATCTGATATAGCAGAACAGGTCTGTGAATACTGTGGTGGAGAACTATCCCGAATTATGCTTGATGATGAGTCATATATGAAGTGCATTGAATGTAAGAGGATAAATTACTAAGGAGCCTAAATGAAAACCATTGGCATACTAAACGAAAACAAACTCTGGCTTGATAACTCCTCTATGGGTTTACTCAAGCTTTGTCCTCGTAAATTCTTTCTTCGTGTTGAGCAACAGATTGCCACAGCAGTAACATCCGCCGCGCTGTCTACAGGCTCTGCTTGTCATTTATCTAAAGCGACTTATTTAAAAGCTAAAATGAAAGGAGTCCCTCACGAAGACTGCAAGGCAGTAGCCTTGATGGCTGTGTCAAAAGCTATGCTTGCAATACCTAATCCAGATGACCTACGTAATGAAACTGTTATAAATAAAGTTATGGATAACTATTTTGAGAGATGGAAGGATGAACCCTACACTACAACTCATGTCGAGATCGGCTTTGCAGTAGACTTAGACGATTTTATCTTTGTCGGCGTTATTGATGCTGCTAAGGAGATAGCCTCTTATGGTCGTATGATTGAAGAAACCAAAACCACCACTGTTGTTGGTGAGCGTTGGCATTTACGTACTAAGCCCAATGCCCAGATAGATGGTTATGTCTCAGCATGGTACATCAACACTGGTGAGATGCCTTATGGAGCGATCTTAGATGTTATACCTATCTATGATGAGACTAGGACAAGAGAAAAGGGCCCGGCAGCTCAGAAGAAAAAAGCCGATAAGAACAAGCCCTTTAGATTCATCACGGTGAGGTCAAAGGAAGACGTTGATAACTGGATTGTTAATATTAAAGAATGGTACTCACATCTGGTTAGGTTTAAAGAGACTAAAGTTTGGCCTATGAATACAGACGCTTGTGCTCCTTTGGTTGGATTCACTTGTGAGTACTTACCCATTTGTACGGAGCACCCAACTGTGCATAACCTTGAAAAGATGGAGTTGAGTAGTATATATAAGAGGGAGTTGTGGGAGCCTTGGGATATATCTAGGTTGAGAAAAGAAGGAGCGGATAAGAAATGATAGACCTTGATTCTATATTAACAATACCAGTAATGGCACCAATAGTTATATTAATAATCTTACTTATTGTGCTTCTAATGTTTAGTAGAGGTGTGGAATGAAACGTAAAGTATCTGATGCTCAATTTAAGAACCAAGTTATATTCACCATCAAAGGTATGCAGGCTAATATCAAAAAGATACAAAAGATGTTCCCAGGTATACTAGTTATGTCTACTGTTCATAATCTGAATAATGTAATATATCAGATAAAAGGCCATAAAGGTCCTATAATAAGGAAACCTAAATGAAACCAATGTTAGCACCTAATAAGCAATTAGATATTAAAGCTTTACCATTTCCATTATTAGCCTCAGTAAAGATGGACGGGGTACGGTGTTTAATTGCTAAAGGAGAATTATTATCTAGAAGTCTTAAACATATTCCAAATGCTCAGTTAAAGTTACTAATTAAAGAAGTGTGTGCATACACTAAAGATAATAATTTAATTCTTGATGGCGAGTGGTATAGTCACGATATACCTTTTGGAGATATTGTAGGTGTAACTCAGACACACAATAAATTGATTCCAAATAGTATTAACTATCACTGTTTTGATATAGTTAAAACAGAAGATTTAAAGAAACCTTTTGCTCAAAGAGTAAATGACTACCAAACTCTTTTATTAGACAACAGATTTATTAAAGTTACTCAAACATTTGTATATAGCACAGCTCATGTTAAAGATTTAATGGATAAAGCTCTATTAAACGGTTATGAAGGATTGATTCTTAAGTCGCCTGATGGTTATTATAAAACTGGTCGGTGCACTCTTAATGAAGGTTTGATGTTTAAGATGAAACCATACATTACCTTTGACGCTATTATCATAGCTGTTGAACAAGCCACTATAGTAGACCCTAAAGCTATAAAGAAAAAGAACGAGCTCGGGGGTAGTGTAACATCTAAAAAGAAAGGTGATCGAATCTTGGTTGAACAAGCATCAGCTTTTACAGTATTTTTTAATGGCTTTAAACTTTCTGTTAGCCTTGCTTCTACTCACAAAATGTCAAAGGAAATATGGCAAAATAAAGATAAGTATATTGGTAGAGTTATTGAATACAGAGGTATGGTAATAGGTATGAAGGATTTACCTCGTCACCCTCAATTTTTGAGGTTTAGAGATGATAAATCTATTTAAAAGGAAACCTAAATGAAAATTAAACTATGGACTCAACATACTATATATAATACATGGAGAGTCATTGTAATATTCTACGGCCAGTCCCATTCTAAGAGTTTCTTTTTTAAGATACCATTCACAAAAAAGAAAAAGGAGGTCCTTGGATGAATTGTCCTCATTGTAACAGAGAAAACATACAAGTAGATGTTCAAATATCTCTTTTAACTACATTAGAAGCTATAGTTAATGATGAGCCATTTGAAATAAAAGATAAAATCTGTCTTATGTGGTGTAACTCATGTAGCTCAGGGCTTAAACTACTTGAAGACGGAAGACTAATTACTTACCTAGAACACATAGGAAAGAAAGCTAAAGCATCAAAACCTATAAACCAAGCGACTCTTAAAAGTGCTCTTAGTAATATGAGCCAAGAAGAGATTGCAAACTTGTTTAATAAGGAGGTAATATAATGGAAGAAACTGTAGAAATCAATGTAGAGATATCAGAAATGAAAAGAAGGATCCGAGACTTAGAGGAAAAAGTTGAGAGGTTAGAATTACTGATTTGGGTTTGAATGATTGTCTACTAAATCTATATAAGGAGGTGTAAATGGGATTACTAATAAACATTGTAGGAAAACCAAAAACTGGCAAGACCGTTAGTGCTTGTACATTTCCGAAGCCTATAGTTCTACTTGACTTTGACCTTGGCTTTGCATCAGTTCAGAATGCTAAGAACAAAGACGGTACTTTAGTTGTACCTGACCATGCTCAAGTTACACCAATACAGTTGTTCAAAAAGCAGGCTGCACCACTAGACTTCAAGAGCTGGCAATTAGTTAAAGGTGGTGCTACAGGGCCCGCCCCAGAACATGCTAAAGAGGCTATGCCAGTACTTGAAATGTATAATAAGATGATGGCAGACTTAGCTGTAGATGGATGCTTGGTTAATAAAGAGGGTAAGAAAGTTGGGCCGTTCAAAACAGTTATTATAGACCCTACTACAGCTATGTATAGGCTGTGGAAAGATGGAATACTGTTTGTTAATAAAGTACCAGAGCTTAGGCGTGGGGATTACTTAACATTAGAAGGTGTTTTGGCTAGACAGTTCATTCCTAATCTTCAGTACCTTAGCAGTATTGTATCTTATGTTATTTGTATTAGTCATGAGGACTTCGATCAGTCTGATACAGGTACACTTACAGGCGAATACTCAGTTGGGCCTACTAAGAACCTTGGCAAGAATATGTCAGAGTACTTTGACGAGGTTTGGAGGATGGAACAAGCTCAGGATGGAACTTATTGTTGGCGTACTCGTAATCATGGATTATTTAGGGGTGCCGGTTCAAGGCACCATCTCCCAGACCCATTAAAGCCAGCGACTTTCGCTGAGCTCAGTAAACACCTTAAATAAAAGGAGATAGACAATGCCAAGAGAAGTAAACGACCCATGGAAACATCGTAGTAAATTTATGTTATGTCCGACTTGTATGCATTATACGCCAAAAGTACCATCTAAAACAATTGGTAGATGCAGGCGTCACGCTCCAACTATGTCTGGATATCCTGTTGTAACTAGTAAAGATTGGTGTGGTGACCATAAACTTAATGAGGAGGTAACTTAAATGTCGAAGTACATTTGTGATGCTTGTGGAAATGATCTTGAGGTTGCAGACGGAACAACTGGGGAGCAAGTAAGACTCCAGCCCTGTATAACTTGTAATGAAGAGTCATGTGACCATAGTTATCAAAAGGGTTATGAAGCATCAGAAGAAAAACATGTTGACTAACCACTGCATTAGCAGTGTTATTATTTTTTGAAGGAGGCAACATATGCCTAAGCTTGAAATAGATTTAACCAAAGCAGATGATGTAATAGCTGATGGGGACTATGTAGTAACGATTAAGAGCGTGGAACCCAAAACATCAAAAGATGGACAAAGTACAAACTTTAACTGGCTGTTGGCACTGACAACTGGAAGAACCCTGTTCCATAACACCAACTCAAAGATTCCATCTAGGATCAAAGCTATGATGGATGCTGCGAAGTCTGCATATGATGAAACTGGGTTTGACCCGCAGATTGCGGTAGGAGCCCAGATCAATGTAAGGATCGGGACGAAAGAGACTCCGGAGTATGGTATCCAGAATGTTGTGAATAAGGTTTGGGCCGTCTAAATGAACTTGTGTTCATTCAATGAACGGTAGTTAAATGTGTAGGACAGAGTGGCGGAAGCGTGGATAATACTTTATTAAGAGTAACCATGATAAGTAGACGCTAATAGTGATAAGGGTATCCCTACTATTGTACATAGGAAACATCACTGTACAACGGGTTATCCCATGCAGGTATCGAATCCTGCCTCTGTTCTACATTACTAAAGGAGACATTTTGAAAGATCCAACAATATGGCCAAGCGAAACTCATCAACTAAAGACTGGATGTGGTGACTTATACATTCATATTATATTTAAAGATGAAGAAAGAACTATTATATCTGGCATAAAAGCTTCTATGGGTAAAGCGGGTGGATGTGCTAGCTCTCACCTAGAATCCAATGTGGCGCTTATTAACACCTTAATTAAAAATACACCTCATGGTATTGCTGTTAAGACACTTACAGCTGCTTGTGGGCATACTTGTCAAGAAGGTCGTACTTGCCATGATTTAATGATTAGGTTGGTTATAGAACAGCTTATGAGGATAAAGTTATAGGAGATTAATATGGAAATACACGACAAGATTATAATTATTGTATTACTGGTAGGCTTTACTTTGTTATCATACTTTGGTTCTACACTAAACACCCAGAAGCTTATTGTGGAAACAGTAAAGTCTGAATATTTGAAGGAGGCTCAATAAATGTCTAAACCAAAGAAACAAATCCATGTAGAGATAGCACCTGAGCTACATGAGCAACTCTTGAGAAGTTGTACCGAGACTGGACAGATATCTATCTTGACAAGATGCCTTTACAGGGCGTTTCTAAAATATGGTAAGGTTGATGAGGCTGGAAAGAAAGTTGCAGAGAAATGGGAGGAGGATTGATGGAACTAAAAGATCTAATTGATAAACCCGCCAGCGAATGTACAGATGAAGAGTTGGAGAAACAAGCTCACTTGTTGAGTAAGCTAAAAATCGTAGCAAAAAGAACCAGCTCTACAAAGAAACCAAAGATAGTATCCAATGCTGAGCGTCAGCTTAATGATTTAGTAAAGGGGTTGTCTAAAGAACAGTTGGCTAAATTGCTGGCTAAAATGAAGGAGGATAAATGACCACTGACAACATTGCTCTACTCAACCCAGACGATATTATAATAGACTCTGACCGATACCGAAAAGACCTTGGTGATATAGAGTCATTATCAGAAAGTATCAAAACATTAGGAAAAAACATAATCCCTATAATCGTAATTCCAGCCGACGTACCCGGTAGATATACGTTGGTTGCCGGAGAGAGGCGAACGGCCGCCTGTAAGAAAGCAGAAGTACACGTTCGGGCCATCATCACGACTCTGGATGAAGTAGACCACCGCATATGGGAGATAACTGAGAACCTCGAGCGCAAAGACTTCGACTGGCGTGAGAAAGTGTCAGCTACTACCGACTTGATGGATATGTTAAAGGCTAAGTATAAGAAAATGCCCCTACGTATGGCTGCAAAGAAAACTGGCCTGTCTACTGGGGCTATTAGCACTGATTTGGGTTTGGCTGAGGCCCTTAAGGTTGATCCTGAAATGTTTGTTAGGTGTAAGACTCGAGAGTCGGCTTTGAAAGTCTTACAGAAGTACAAGTTGGATGAAACTCATGCTGAGCTAGCGATTAGGAAGAAGAAGACTAATTATGGTTCCAAAGCACAGAATTACCTCTTCAATGGCTCGTGTTTGGAGCTAATAGATAGCCTACCCGCTGGCTCCATCAGTGCCTTGATAACCGACCCACCTTATGGTATAGACCTAAAGAAAATTAAGAAGGTTTCATCTGACTCTCAAGCCGCTCAAGATAATAGTACTTATGATGATGATGAGGCAGAGTACTTTACAATGATAGATACGTTGATTAATAAACTTGATCGGGTTATGGCAAAGGATGCCTGTTTTGTTTTCTTCTGTGACCACAAACATAAGCCAAACAGCTTAAGCAACTTTGGTTGGTTGGCTGACAGGTTTACTCAGATAGGTTTCTCCGTTGACCCCATCCCTGGTATTTGGCATCGTACAGGCGGCCCGGGCCAAACTAGTGTACCGTCCAAGAACATGGCTCGATCTTATGAAGCCTTCCTCTATGGCACAAGAGGTGACTACTCACTGGTTAAAAGAGGTCAAAGTAACATACTACCTTTCCCTGGGGTCTCGATCTCGGAGAAAGTTCATGTGGTGGAGAAGCCGCTCCCACTTATGGAAGAGCTAGTTAGTCGGTTCTGCTTACCAGGTCAGACTATCTTAGATCCATTTGCTGGGAGTGCTACCACGATTATTGCTGGTATCAAGAGTGGATGCAAGGCACTTGGATTTGAACTTGACCAAGTTAACTATGACAGAGCGTTGCTTAGGATTGCGGACTTTCTGAGTGCTAAGGATGCAGGGCTCTTGGATAAGATAGGAGATGGATGATGGCCCTCGGCACCATCTACGTTCCACCTGTAGGACCCAAAAAGTGTAAGATAGCCTTCATTGGTGAGGCTCCTTGGGTCGAAGAAGTAGCCAACCTCCAACCATTTGTTGGGACTTCTGGCCGAATCCTTAATAGCAACCTGCATATGACTGGCATCTCACGTCAGCAATGTTATCTTACCAACATATCTAAGCTCGCTGTTCCACCTAAAATGTTTAATAAAATGTTCTGGAAAGGTAAACAACCAACAGCACAGCTTCTTAAACTCAAAGATGAGCTACTAAAAGAGCTCGATGAATTAGATACTAATATAATTGTTCCATTAGGTGCGAATCCCTTATGGGCTCTCACCGGTAAGACACAAATAGGTAAATGGCGTGGAAGTATTTTATCAACCACTCTACCCAATGGTCATGTAGTTAAAGTTATAGGCACCTATCACCCAGCTGCTATAAATAATAGTTGGAAGCTTAATCCCGTTCAAAGATTTGATTTAAAGAAGATACTTAAAGAAAGTGAATTTCCAGAAGTTATTCTGCCTAAACGGAACTTGATTATTGAACCCACCATGGATGACGTCTTGCACTTTCTTGGTGATAACAGAGGCAACTTCGCTTATGATATTGAGAATAAACCAAATTGGATACACTGCATATCATTTGCATTTTCTAAAGATGAGTCTATAAGCATACCAACAACTAAATCGTATTGGGGTTCATGGGGAAACTTAAGAATAATTTGGAAGGCAATGGAAAAAGTCTTTAACAGAGATGACTTAAAGATAGGTCAAAATATAAGTCACGATATTAAGTGGATAATGCGTAACTGGGGTGTACTTGTTAAGAAGCCGTGGTATGATACTATGATTGCACAGCACTCATGTTATTCAGAGCTTCCAAAGGGTTTAGATTTTCTTGCTTCGATATATACTAATGAGCCTTATTATAAAGACGATCTAAAAACATGGTTAGCCGGCACCTCAACTGATGAGCAGAACTGGACCTACTCTGCTCGTGACTCAGCTGTAACATATGAGGTGTATGAAGAACTTGAAAAAGAAATAAATGAGCTTGGTGTTCGGCACACTTATGATTATATGATGGAGTTGCTTGAACCACTTCTATTTATGCAAATGAGTGGAATAAGAGTAGATGTTAAGAGACTTAATGAGCACATTGAATACTATAAAAAGTCACTTAAACAAAGAGAAGAAAAGTTTGCTAAGACCTTCAATGGAGTAAACCCTCACTCCCCACAACAGATGATGAAGTTAGCTTATGGGACACTTAAGTTAAAACCTATAATGAAAGGAGGCAAACCTACTTCTAATGCCGACGCTCTTGAGAAACTCAGCATACAATCACCAGAGATTGCTGAGGTTATTAATATAAGGAGCGAAAGAAAGCTTATATCAACTTGGCTTGTTGACTTAACTGATCCTATTAATGGCAGATTTATGTTCAATATTAATCCTACCGGCGCTGAGACTTATCGCTTAAGTTCATCTACAAGTACATTTGGTTTTGGAACAAACGCTCAAAATATACCTAAAAAGATTAGAGATATACTTGTTCCAGATGAGGGTATGGAGTTCACCGAGGCTGATCTTAAAGGCGCTGAGTCTATGATAGTTGCGTATTGGTCTGGTGATGAAGCTTCTATTAAAATATTTGAGATGGATAAAAACATACATACTTATACAGCCTGTCTTGTGTTTAATATGAATCCAGATGAGGTTAAAGAAGATAAACTCAAACGTGAGGCAGAGGGTAAAGATACCCTGTCTAAATATTTTAGAGCTAAGAAGCTCCGACACACACTTGAGAAACGTGGCTCTTTCATAGGGATACAAAAGCAACTTAGAATACCAGCCGCCGAGGCTAAGCAACTACAGAGGAAGTTCTATGACTTGAACCCAAACCTGGAGAGGTTATTCAAGACATTAGATGATGAGCTAAAACGTACCAAAACACACACAACCGCTACTGGCCGAAAGAGGATTTTCTTTGGCCGTCTGGGTCCGGATTTAGTTAAAGAGTGTGTTGCTTACGAGCCGCAAGAGGTTGTTGGAACTGTTATTAATAAAGGCATTATTAGGTTCTATAATGAAGTTTGTAAGAAACATAAAGATATTAGTGTTAAGTTGCAAGTGCATGATTCATTGCTTATACAACACCCAATAAGCATGAGGAAGTTTGTGGTGGATAAGGTACATGAGCTTTTTAAGTATGAGTTGACGTATCATGGAAGAACTTTTTATATTCCTAGTGATACTAAAAGTGGTAAGAACTGGAGGGATCTGGAGTAAAAAATGATTGGTTATAGGGGGTTTTATGTTAAAAACAGTTTTAGAAATTGCGAGAGTTGTTGATTACGAGATTAATTTAGTACAAGTACTTAATGGTTTTAGAAGTACTATACTTACTACATCTTATATAGAGGCACCTAAAGTAGTAGTTAATGATAGTTTAACGAAGAATGGAATTATAGTTAATGTTAATGAACTAACATTCCGGTGCGATGAAATAATACGTATGTAGAAAAGGAGGAATCCAAATGAAACCAACAATAATAATAGTATGCAATAATTGTGGAGCTGATTTAGTAATAATTGAAACTCATACTGACATAGATGGCAGCTATGTTATTAACTGTGAACCTTGTGAATGTGAGAGCAGAAAACAAATATTTAAAAAGGGATATAAAGAGGCAAAATGAACGTGTCAGAAGATAAAGAACCCGAATGTCCTATATGCGGCAGTCCGCTTGATGATAGCGGTAACTGTGAGGACGTGGGAGGTCATACTTGCATGTATACGAGAGGGATTGAATGAAAGAGAGATTAATTTGCTATTTATTCGGACACAATTTAAGAAAGGAGGGAGTTATGACAAGAGAACATGTTGCCTGGGGCTGTAGAACTTGCAATAAAATTGACTGGGTTAATAACAGTAAGCAATTAGCAAAACCTGAGCATGTAGCATATAGGGGCATTGACGTAGGAACATGTAAGGGTGAAATGATAAAGCTTTTTAAGGAGAGGGATACTAATGACTGAATTAAAGAAGTGTCCGTTTTGTGTAAGGAATGTGCGAATTACCGGAGACACCTCATGGAATGAAGCACCAAGAATATTGCATTATTGCAAATCTCTCTTGATTACAGTGCTTATATATAGAAGAACAAAAAAGTTGCTTATTAAAGCATGGAACAGGAGGGCCAATGATTAAGAGAGAGATTGAGAATCTAATAATTGATACAATGTATATCCCGGATGAATATATAGCTAGTTATTATACTAAGCGGATAATGGCCCTCATCAACCGCGACTACGTTTCTAAGGATATGGAGGTTAAGGTGAAGTGTCCTGATTGTGATTATGGCAAGTTATATGACGATGCAGGAATTGTCGGTATATGCAATAGATGTTTTAAGGGCCGCCTAACCAAAACAATCGGGGACTTGATGGGGGAGAAATGATTAGAAACAAAATTAAAGTAAATTATCCGATCGAAGTTCCCGACACCCTATATTGTTGGGGTGGAAAAGATAATCTTATATGTCAATTCTTCGACAATGAGGGTGGTCATGCGACATGTGATTTAAATTTCTTCTTTCTAAAACGAACACCTGAGGGATGGGTACTCAAACCTACAATGTGCAAAAACCTCGAAGAAGTAATTTAAAGGAGAAACCATGATGTGGGGTAGATGTTTTCGATTAGATGTTGAAAAATACAAAAACATGGCTCGTAAAAATATTGAACGCGGATTAAAAGAAAGTGAAGCCTTTCATCCAGATGATATAAAAATTATAGTTGATAATATTGTAACACTTTTAAGAAAAGCAAAGTCGAGAAAGGAGAAACCATGATGCTGAGTGAGGAGATAGAGAACTTAATATTCGATACAGATTTACTTCCACATGAGCTTGCTGACCGTATCTTCTCAATACCCATAACCGTGCCATGTGATTGTGATAATGGAATTACGCATAGCGAAACATGGGAGGAGGGCGGGGTAAATCATCAAAGAATAAGTGAAAAATGTCCCCACTGCGACAACGGGCAGAGGACGCTGATGAAAGTAAAGAAGTGTGATATTCCCCATGACGGGAATTTTCCCAATGGTAAGCGGTTTATTTTCGTAGAAACTGAATTTGGAACTGTTATGAAGGAATGCTCTACCTGCAAAGGTACTGGCATTATCAAAGAACCCCTAACCCTCGCTGATATTGACTGGGACAGAACGATCAAAAAGGATAAATTGGTGCTTAAAGATAATTGGAAAATCGAACGGGCCGGTAAAGAATGACAGTTAAAGCCTTCCGGCAGTGCAAGACCCGATGAACGGAATCTGTGAAAGTCAGAGCCATTCTAAGCCAGTCCTGAAAGGAGAAAAATGAATAACGACAACCCATTCTGTAATAGTTGCAAAGAGAATGATTGCGAAGTGTCGCATGATGGCACTTGCAATATGATTAATGTATATTTGCAGCGTTATAAATTAACTGACATGGAACTGCCTCTTGCAAACAGAACACAAGCAAATTTATGGAAAGCTAAGTTTTTTGAGTTGCACAGAGAGTTACGCAAAACCAACAAAGCATTGAGAAAAAAGAGTAGGCAGATAAAGAAATTTAAGTTAATAAATAAAGCATGTGATTTCTTAGGGACCGACAAAGAGTACCGTAGTGTTCTATTACAACGAAGTTTGTATTGATGTTGCCCTGACTCATGCTCAATGGCTAAGAAATGAATTGAAATTAATTGACAAAGCAAGAAGGGAGTTAAACGTGTAATGAAAAGACACAACAAGGAGCTATTAAATGAGGGATAACTTTGAATTAAGCACTGTTGATAAATTGTTTCTTGAATTGTCACAGTTTACAACGGCAACCGCAGATAAAGAAATTAAGGGAGGTGGATTGTGGATAAATGTCCAATAGAATTACAAATAACTGAGCTGATAAGACGATTTGGAAATAACCCTGTTAAATGCACAGGTAAGATTCTCTCCATCACCAACAGGATACCGTGTCCTGAGTGCGATAAGGGCAGAATTAAAAAAATATTTACAAAAGAGGCACGTATATTAGAGGAAGATTGCCCTTCCTGTGTAGACGGGTGGATTACTGCTGATGTGAATAAGATGTATGAGGCCCTCCGCAAGATACAGTCGCTCAAGTATGCCGACAGGGAAGTGCTTGTTAAGGCTATTGAGGAATCAGAAACTTTAACTGAGGGGAAATAAATGGCTTCAGGAAGATTTATACCTATCTCAGTGAAAAGAAAGCACGTTCAAATATTCCAAAAGCGTCGGATACTAATGCCTGATATCAAAGTAGTTGACTACGCAAAAACAATTCCAACTGCGCCCTCTGTGCTTAGTATATGGATTAAAAAATATGGGAGGAAGAATGGTAAAAATAAGTGAGTAATGGCTTAAGAAAGTGCAAAAACATTCTAAGTTCATATTTAAACTATACAGCTCAGTCTGAATCACCAACTCGTTACCATATCTGGTGTTTCCTCGGAGTAGTAGCAGCTGCACTCCGACGTAAAGTATGGATAGACATGAGCTTCTTTAAGGTCTTCCCTAATATGTATATAGTTTTAGTCGGGCCGCCTGGTGTTAAAAAGACTACAGCCATTAGGATTGCAACTAATTTAGTATCTTCTAACCCTGACATACATATCAGCGCTGATGCTACAACTAGAGAGGCTTTAATTAAAGCTATGAAGGACGCACAACAGACTATATCATTTGAGGGTAGTGAGATGAAGATAGGGTTTCATTCCTCTCTAACCATTGTAAGTGAGGAGCTTAGCGTGTTTTTAGGTAAAGAGAACCACGCTTTGTTATCGTTCCTCACAAATTTATATGACTGTAGTGACAAATGGGAGTACCGTACCAAAAATATGGGCACTGATGTCTTACATGGTACATGGCTTAATATGCTTGCTGCCACAACGCCGGCGTGGCTGAGTGGCTCGATACCATTAACTGCTATAGGCGGCGGGTTTACCTCTCGTATAATATTCATAGTTGAAGATGAAGCTAGACATAAAAAGGCCATGCCTAAAATAACCCCAGAGGAAAAGATAATTCAAGAAGAGATCATCTATGATTTGGAGCAAATAGCCTTGCTGCAGGGTGAGATGAAGTTAGACTGGGGCGACCCAAGTGTACCTATATCTGAGCATAAAATTATTAATGGAAGCCATACTGGGAGTGTTAAAGGTTGTGCCTGGTGTTGGTTCGAGCAATGGTATATGACTAAAGAAGACAAACTCGCGACTGATTCAAGGTTCAGTGGGTATAGTGCTCGTAAACATATACATTTGTTAAAAGTGGCTATGTTATTATCTATAGCTGAAAGTGATAAGTTGATTATAACCGATAAGCATTTAGAGTTAGGCTTAGGCTTAATAGATGAGCTTGAAGATAAAATGGTAGATGCTTTTGGTGCTGCTGGAAGAAGTGATGTAGGTATAGATGTTGATGATATACTTAATGTAGTTAAAACAGCTAAAAAAATTCCGAGAAGGGATCTACTCAGAGGCTTATATCGAGATGTATCACCGTTTAAATTTCAACAAGCTATGGGACAGTTAATAGAGATGAAATATATACATCAGTATATATCTGTTGATGGGAATGTAATCTATGAATGGTTAGGGAAACAAAAGAATGACTAAATTATGGGAACCAAATATAACTAAAGAAGAGGAAATTCTAGGTAATAAACTTAGACACTTAATTGATATTGGTTCTAATGGTAACAAACCACACTTTTGTTTAGCTAAGGGCTATGATAGTAATGTAAACAGTTACTGGTTTTATTTATGTAATGATAAGGGTAAATGTATTATAACTGTCTGTCCATATAATAACATTAAAATAGAAAGGGAGGAAGAAGATGTTAAAAATTGACGATGTCATACACATAACTTATGGTCAGAGTATGATGATAGGGAAGATAAAGAGGATTGGGTCATTAATGGCTACTGCTGATAAACATGAGCCGGGACCACCTTATATACTTTTTAAAGACACAGTTATTATGGTTCCAGTTGGCCAAAATCAATTTGATCTTGCACCTACTAAGAAAGAAATCTACTTTATAGGTGGCGGAGCATTTATGTCGGAACTAAAAATAACTGATGATTTGTATAAGAAGTATATACATGCTATAAGCGGGTTATTAGTGGTGCCGAATCTTAAAGGGATGACATCATAGTTATGTTCATTGAATGAACAATACTAATTATATACGACAACGGTTACTTAATACAGCTCATGAACGAGATTCAGATAGCTATACTGCTTTATGTATCTCTGAATGGTGTGATGAGTTCGAACAGCTTATGCGTAATCGTCTAATTATGGGCTCACTACGTTATGGCAAACTTGGGTCACCTAATAAACCACAGTATAATAGAATGGATTCTATCCAACGCCGGGTAGAAAAGTATATTAAAACCGGTAATCTTGAACACTTAGTCGATATAGCTAATATATCTTTAGTTGAATTTGTTGAAGGGAACCATACAAAAAAACACTTTAACTCCATTGATGATGGAGAACACACAAGGAGGAAGACATGAAAATTGTAGATCAAAGTTGGAAGTTTGAACATTATTGTAACGGAGAATTATTACTTAAGACAATTGAGAAAGCAGGAAGAACTTGTTATAAAAGTGAGGATAAAATTACAAGTGATTCTGCTAAAGAATTTGTTGGACGTATGCTTAAGTCAGGGCATCATGCTATGATTGAACATGCAGTGCCGCCGCCCGTGAGAGTAATTACCGATAGAGGGGTGACACATGAAATAGTGCGTCACCGTCTATTCTCCTATGCACAGGAGTCAACAAGGTACTGTAACTATACTTTAGGTAAATATGGTAGCGAGTTGACTGTCATTCGCCCATTATGGTTTTATGGTGATTATAGTGAACATAATACAGATAAGTGGAGTGAAGCATATAAAACATGGATCTATAGCATGGAAGAAACAGAAGATGCCTATATAAGACTAATAAAATTAGGTCAATCTCCACAGGAAGCTCGTTCGGTACTACCTAATAGTCTCAAGACCGAGATAATTATCACTGGTAATGTTCGTGAGTGGCGCCACTTTTTTACTCTCAGATGCTCTAAAGCTGCTCATCCTCAAATGAGGGAACTTGCAAGAGATATGTTAGAGGGGTTCCGCTTTGTAATTCCTGTTCTCTTTGATGATATAGAATACTAAATCCTAACTTTACTAGCATCAGCGCCGGGTAAGTTCTTATAAGGTATCTGCCTCTTAAAATTCTTCTTAGTGATACCTTCTAAGACTGCCCTCCGAGAGTTTAGCTTCTTAGCTAATAAGTTGCGGCGCATTATGCTATCATTGGTAGACTCTATGGTTCCTAGTTTTGCTTTAAGCATTCTGTGTTCCTCCTTAATGTTTCTTTATAGCAGTTGGACCTTGTGTGATTTCTCTTGGTACCGAGACTCCACCAGGTATTCCATACTGTGCTGTACGTTTAAAGGCTTTCTCAAGTCTTGTCTCTATAGAGTCTTTATCATTAGCCAATATGAAGGCAATGTCTTTTAAATACCCAGCGCCGGTTGCTGATAGTTGTATCACATATGGAGTGATATGGAATATCTTCAAGCCAAGTTGTCTAGTTATCTCTTCAGTTATAGCCGCAGCGGTTAGGTACCTTCCAACCCTCGTCATGTTGTCCATGCTTGGGTCTTTGGCTGCATATGCTATTGCTCTGGATGTATTCTCACCATACTTTTGGAACCAATACTTGAACTGTAAGAAGAACTTAGGTATCTTCTCTAATGCTATAGACTTAGTCGCTTGATTGATAACTCCTTCAGCTCTAATAGTCTGCTTGATAGCCTCTGTTTGTACCTGCTTAAAAGTCCATTCTGGATGTTGGTTGGCTACCTTCCTTAAAAATCCTTGATAGGCTATTATCTTAGCTACTGAGTTACCAAAGTCACCATAGTTACTAATGTTGTCAAAGACTTCACCACGAAACTTAAATCTAGTTGGTATAGATGCTTGAGGTAAAAGTCCCGCGTCTCTGGTTTCTGCCCAAGCTTTTGCTGGGCTCATAAGTAACTGGTTTAATCCTGATAGAGAATATCTAGTTCCAAGCTCTGGCCATATCTGTGTAGCAACACGACCAAGATGGAGAGTTTGCAAGCCAGTACTAAAGGCTAAAACTGACCTCGCACCCATTCTAGCCAACTTAGCATCAACGAGCCTTAGAGTACCCGATATAGAGTCTGATACTCTCATATAGTTCTGAATATACTTCACACTTAGATCTTTCATAGGCCCCTTAGGTATCATATCTATCTCAACCCGAGCTTTCTCTATACCAGGCTTATCATAAAGGATTCTTGAAGCTGCCAAGACATAGCGTCTAAGCACCCTCAACGGATTTGTTTCTATATCTTGTAGCCCATACTCACCTTTAGCCCTCTTCTCAGCATGACCAAACTTTGGTACAGGCTTTGCAGTTCCATACAGATCAACACCGCCGCTGGCCGCACCTATAATATCATCGTGGCGTCCTTCAAGGGCATCATTCATGTAGCGTTGAAGATCCTCAGACATGCTGAACTCTTTCTTTATGTGTGGGAAGTAGCCTTCAAGCCTCTTGATAAGCTTACCCTTCTTATCCAACACGTTAGCGTCTTGTAGTTCAACCAAGATATCATCAAGTATCTTACGAACATCTTTGGCTATCTCAATAGACTTTGAGGAGTATTTATATTTAGCGTCTGCTATATCTTTAAGTTCAAGAACCTCAGACACTTCTCGCCCAAGCTTATTGGCTTCTTTACCTACTCGACTAAGCTCATCAGCTTTAACAGATCTTCGTACTCCCTTCATAGCTCCATCTAGTTGTTTAAACTTCTCCACTATCCACTGCTGCTTAGGTATAAAAGTCTCTTCAACCATTATCTTTGGCACAGCGTTAATATGTTCTTGAGCGCCGCCCTTGTAAGCTTCCAAAGTTTGATCGGTAGATTCAAGAGTACTCATAAAACGTTTGATTAAGCCAGGCTCATTCACGGTTTCAGGGCTTATATTCTCAGCCTCTGCCTCAGATAATGTCTTGAGGCCCATCTTTACAAGAGCGTCATTGGCATACTTGATATCCTTTCTGGTCATAGATGTAAGTCTTATTTTATCCCGAGCTTGATCAAAAGCGGGTTTGAGATACGGCCGGACTTTCTCACCAAACTCTTTGATTAGCTCTTGACTAACACGATAGAAGTCTTTAGTGCCCTTCTCAATATGGTACCTCATCACACGAGATATGTCTTTGACCAATTGGGGGTCTAATCCAATACCAGCATGGAGTTTTTCACCATAAGGCTTCTCGCCTTTGAAATATTTCTTGATGATATCAAAAGACTTTTGGTAGCGCTCAGCTGATACACTAATTTCAGGACTAACAACAGGAGCTTTTACTTTTTCAAACACCATATAGTTAACAATAGTCTTCAGTTCTGGATGAGAAGTCATAGATGATACTTTAGACACGCCCTCAATTAAATTAAGTTTATATATACTTGCTACATCTATTAAGTACTGCGTCGCAGGAATCTTTCCTCTAGTTGCCCCACTTTTAGTTTTTGTAACCCCTGTTTCTAATGACGGTTCGAGCCTTGGATCTCCACCAAAAGAAACAGTATCCTGTATCTTAACAAACAACTTCCCATCCAGTTTCAATATTCTACTTGCTTCAGCTATCCCACTTCCCCACATATTTACAGCTTCATTTAAGTCCTTAAATGAACCAAATCTGTCCCCAAATATATTACTTGATTTACTTTTATCATATGTTTTAGCTATCTCTGCAAACTGTTTACCAACTAAGAACGGAGGGTCAAACATTATCGAGCCCACAGACATGTTTTCTATGGGAACACTATCTACTACGCTTGCTTTTTCTACATCAACTGACCTTGGCTTAATGTCAAACCTACGCTTTGGTTTTTCAAACCCAGCTCTCTCATACATCTTACCAGTGCTATAAGTTAAATCAACATCAAGTTGTTTATCTGATATGTATCCTTTAGAGACATAACTATTAAGTATCTTAGATTCATTTTGAAGAGATTCAGTTACACTATCTGCTATATAAACCTTACTAAATTTATCTCCGGCAACTATACGCCCTTTATAAGCTTCATACCCCCGAGCACTATTAATATGGTTCTGGGCATTAGTCCAAGCTTGGTGTAGAATAGGTCTAATTTTATTGCCAAACTCTTTAATCATCTTTTGAGACCATTGATAAAAGCTTGTAGCTTTTCTTTCAATATGATAAATAGCATTTTCAGACATAGCCTTTATAATCTTTGGGTCTGGAACCCCAGTAAATACCTTCAAACCTTTAAGATACTTTTTAATAGACTCTGAGTTCTTTTGAAACTTCTCCTCTGATATAATTCTTTTAACAAGCTTACCAGCCATACGCATTTTAATGGCTTGGGTTTCCTCTGGAGTTAAATCCAGAGCTTCCTTGTTTTCTTTAAGCCACTTAATATCTTCTTGGGTTAGCTTATCTTGGGCAAGGATCTTTTGGAACTTAGTTCTTAAACCAGGTTTAATCTCAGGCTCAATTTTAATCTCTGGTTCCTTCACCATTTCCTCAAACGGCTTCCCTTCCTTCCCCACTATCTGCCTCTCTACATACTCACGATTTGAAAGAGCTTTACTCCATACCGTTTGCTCGAGCCCCACCTTCTTAGCTCTCTCAACCAGTTGCGTAGGAGTAAGCTCACCAAGTTCTTTTATACTGACTTCTGTCTTAGAGAGCTCAGCATCAGGTTCCACTTTGACTTCTTCTTTAGGTTCCTTCTCTGCTTCTTTAAACTTCTTCCTCATATCAGTTACACTACGCTCAACCTTAGATAAATTACTTACCATAAAAGTAGAACCCGTCTCTTTATCTGTAAAGGTATAGAACTTTTCACCCTCAGCACCTTCCTGTATTCCCTCATACTTAACATCATGCTCTTTAGCAACCCGATCAATCTCTTTTTTCTTATCAACCTCAGCAGCCTTTTTAGATGGTTCTTCACGCCCCTTTATATCTTCTCTAACCTTTTTAACATAATCAGGATGCTTAGCTTCATATAACGCCAGAACTTCTTTTTCAGATTTGGTCAGCGGCGCTAACTTTTTTCCACCAAGACCTTTAACCCCAAGCTCCTTTCTTACATATCCATCTATAACTGTCTGTCTAGCTTCTGGTACTTCTCTCCGTTCTTTGCCTTTGTATTCGGGCGCCGGAATTTCCCCAGCAGCGACGGACTCTTCCATCGTACGCTTGGCTGGCGCCGGGCTTTCTTTTCCCTTTACAGGGGTCGTTTCCTTTGCCGTTTGTTTTTCCTTTACCTCAACCTCTGTAGCTTTCTTCTCGGCTGCTTTCTCAGCATAATACTTCTCAATACCTGTAACATATACTTTCTTTCTAAAGTTACTTATAGCTGATTGTAGTTCGATCTTCTCACCTTCAGGTAAAGTATCTATAGCTTCATTTATTGCTTTATCATATATAGACTTGAGGTTCATACCAGTAGCTTTCTCGGCTGTGGTTCTTAAACCTTCGAGCTTTTCTATTTCAGATAAAACTTCTTGAACTCTTTTATCCTGTTCAATTAATTTAGTATCAGCTGGTTTCTTTTCACCTACTGGTATTTGTAATTTATCACGTTTAAGGACTGGCTTGTAACCAATATCTTCTCCTAATGTTTTTATCTCATCTATCATTTTATCAATCTTCTGCATAGTTGTTTCAGGTGGCTTTATTGCTTTAGCTATCTTTGGAGCTTCTTCTATTGGTATTGTAGCAACGGCTGATATTCTATCTATCTCAGCTTGTCTAGCTTGAGCATTTAGTTTAAGTGTATCACCTAAATCTTTAGGCATCTTTTTATCTATAATAGCCTGTCTTCCTTTATCAGTTTTAAGTTGTTTCTGTATCTCCTCTAACTCTTTACCAACTAACTCAGACATCTTCTCTTTTATTTCTGGATCATTCTTAATCTTTTCAAACCTCTCATTAACTATATCAACAGCTTCTTGGTATTTACCCTGTTGCATCTTATCATTAGCTATCATAGATGCCAACTTGTCTACTCTTTTAAATGGTATAAGAGATTCTATTTGTTTCTTTACTGAAGGAGTTCTAGTTAAAAAATATACATCCATAAGATACCCAAAGCCTCTATCAACTAATTCCTGTTGGTCAATGGTACCATCCTGTAAACCTCTAATAGTATCATCATATGTAAACTCACCTCTACCTCTAACTAAATCAGTCAAGCCAGCACCAATAACTACTCTTAAAGGTTTAGTTGGTATAACTCCGGCAGCAGGAAATATCATACCAAATAGTGCACTTTGTTTAAATGCATCATTAACTCTAGTACCTGCTTCTCTTGTTAATCCTTCTTCACTAACTGCGGGAATTACTTCACTTATTCCACCGGCAGTTCCAAGCTCAAGACCACCTCTTCCAATCATTCTAGCATAATTAGCTGCAATACTACCCTCTCTAGCAGCCCAAGTTTTTCCTAATAAGCTTTTGGCTAGCGCAAAGGGGCCCTTTAAAAAACCATAGAATTCTGCACCAACTGTTCCTATAGATTCAGCAGTGCTCTCTGATTCTTGAAACGGAGGTATATCACCAAAAATAGCTTTAGGAGCTCCATATAGTCTAGCATTAATTCCTTTAGCCACAACTCTAGCAGTTGCAGCTGTTTGCGGAAAATATAGTGCTCTTTGTTCAGGAGTCGCCTGTTTATATAAGTTAGCTTTCTTTTTTCGGTTCTCCCCTTTTAAACCAGTAAGTATTTCTGGTGGTACACCACTTTCATCTTCCCACTCTCCAGATACACCATAACTCTTACCACGCTTTTCTGGGTCAATAAGAATCTCTGTAGACGTTGGCTCAGCTTCTATTCCTAAAAACTCATTTATATCACTAAACTTATCTTTATTACTTTTGTTCATTTCATGAACGCTAGTTTCAGATTCAATAAAGTTCGTTATATCAGCATAGTTGTCATTTGCCATAGATTATTCTCCTGTATCCAAGCCTTGCTCTTTAAGATATTTCTTACCTTTATCTGTCTTTATATATGCGTTCCATTGTGTCCTAGTTATTTTCTTACCAGTCTTTTTCTCAAAATTCTTCTTAAAGTCTTTAAAGATCATATTACCTTTGATTCTATTTAACTCAGGTGCATAGGATTTTCGTATAGCATCAATTTGTTCCTGAGCCTTATTTGGTCCACCTAAGCCCCAATATGTTTCCTCTGCTGGAGCCTCTTTAGCACTCTGAGCAACATCAGATAAGTCCTTCTGCATTTGCCTTGTTAACGTTGCTAACTGGTTCTCATCTGAACTAGGCTTAGTAGCCTCACCAAGTTCTAATACTCCTTTACGATACTGAGCTGTATCTAATCTAGATTGCTCTAGACTCTTCTGACCAGCTGAACTTATTCCAAGCTGCGCTTTTCTATATTCCTGTGTAACAAGATCACTAGACGCAGCAACATCTGTCCTTGCACCAGTTGCCTCAGCGCCTATTATATCTCCCATTAAACCAAGCTTGGCTTTTCTTTCTTCAGTTATCTGTCCACCAATTGCCTCAGCTTGAGTTACACGAGCCATGATACCTTTAACATACTTAGACTCATCAGCCTTTTTTAAAGCAGACCTAAGATCAAATCTCCTTTGTTTATCTCTATCATAAATCTGCATACCGGTTTTTTCTTGCCAAGACATACCTCGGTTACTATCTTCGCCAAGATACTTCTCTGCTATCTGATCTAAGTAAGATCTCTTACCCCCAGCATCTGATATCCCACGTTTAAATTCTCTACGTTTCAAACTCGCAATTTGCTCCGGACGTCTACGGTGACCAGACGTACCAGATATAGCAAGTCCAGGTCTTGGAGGTGGAGTATTAGGATCACTAACAGTAATATCTCCTTTCTTGAATAGCCCTTTATACTTTTTATCTTTTCTTAATCTTTTAAGTTCCTCTTGCAACGTAGCCATTCTATTCCTCCTTATATTTATTATTCCGGTGACTCATCCATATAATGTGTCCAACCTTCTGAAGCTGAAATACTTGAAGCTACGTTAGCACTATCTGTAGATGATATTGAAGCAGATGCTGATACAGCAGCTAAGGCCGAAGCCATAACTTGAGCAGCTAAAGCACCTTGAGTCTTAGCACCATCCATAGCTATACCATACTTAGTCTCAACTTCTTTAATCTTTGAATTAAGTTCTGCAACCCTGGCAGTTACTAACACCGCTGCATATTCAACTCGAGCTCTTATATCTTGGAATTTAGCTTTTGCAAACTCAGCTAATGCTGAAGCATGCATTGAATATGCTGAGCAGATAGCCTGATATGTAACTGCTTGAGACCTTATAATTTCTATCTGAGCTGTAAAAATAGCAGTGCCACGCTCTAGTAAAGCTTTTGTAGCCTCAAGTTTTCTCTGCCAATAATCGGATTTGAACTGCATTCTAATAGACTCAAATCCATTTATCTGTTCTAAAGCATGTTTCATATTATCTATCTCAAGTTTCCTTGACTCAACTCTTATGTCTCTGGACTTGTCTAGCTTTTTATTTTGATAATCTATATCAATCTGACCTTGAGTAGTAAAGAGACCACTGCCAGGAGTTTCAAATCCACTCTCAGACCAATCAGCGGCTTTAGCACTTTTAGCATCTTGGTTAACTAATACATCTCGTTCTTCTTCTTGGTCTAAGATATCACTCTCAATAGATGCGCTGAGAAGTGTTGTGGCGTTGGCTAGAACTTCTTGTAGTTTAGTATCGAAGCTATCAAACAATGTATCACTATAATTAACATCTTCATTGAAGTTAAAAGTGTCACTAGGTACATCTGGCCATACCACGTTCTCTAATGGGTTGACTGGAAAGTCCCTCAACAGTTCTTCAAGTTTAGATGTATCTAATGAGGTTAGATCAACTTCTGGTTCCTCTACTGTATTATCTATATCTGGCATAGACCCAACAATGTTAGTAATCTCAGCAACGTAACTTGTTACTAATGTATAAAAATCATTTGTAAGATCTGTCATATCAGAGAACTTTTGAGTAACTATATTCTCTTTTATCTCTGAGCGTCTGTTAGGTACTACTTGTGTTACGTAAGCCATTTATGCCTCCTTCATTTCTCTAGAATATGTAGCCCGATTGCTGATATTTTTTCCTTATCAAAAGTGTCTTTATATAAATCTCCTAAGAGCGTATCATCAATTATATGCTCAGTTCTCTCATTAGTTTTTATATCTATAATTCCTATAATTCTTTTACTAAAAGTAAACTCATCATTATCTTCATCATCAAAATGACTTTCATTATCTGGTCCTGTATAAGTCCATATAGTGTATGTATAAAATAAATACTTTTCTGTAGCTTGACAAGAAACTCCAGATAATCTTTCTCCTTCATATATTGTTCCTAAACTAAACTGACTCCATCGAGCACAACCACCACTACCACAATAAATTGTAGCATCATATTTTGTGCCACCAAATGAAGTACATATTGTTATTGTTTTAAGACTTCCATTATTTGTTCTATATACAAGCTTATAGTCTGTAGTTTCAGCATCATGCCAATAAATGGGTTTAAAAGCCGCATCCCAAAAAGCTGCACCGCCGCAATAATTCCCCATATGGTCTCTATAAGCTACACCAGTTTGAAAAAAACCATATATAGCCACAAAAGATTCATCTATATTTATATTATCATAATCTAGCATCTTAACTTGTCCTAAATCATATATCAGAGAGATTTTCTGTCTTAAACATGTATCACCAGCTAGACAAATACTCCCTGCATAAGGGCAAGTAATCTTATGAAAGTTAGCAGTCCTTATTTTAGCATAATAACCTAACCAGTGCTCTAATGTTACACTACCAAAAAGATAATCATATTTATCACCAGAATCTTGATAATATAGTGAAGGACTATCACCACAGATTTCAGGACATTGGTTATCTTTATATCTTTTATCATCTACAGAAACATAGCTATTCAAATCTACTCCTATAAATTTATCCTTAGATAAAACAGCATATATATCATTAGATTTTGCATAGGAAATTACAGCTCCATCCTTTTGTACCCCTATACTTTTATATTTAATCTGACCTGAAGTTGCATTAATCTTCCATAAAGAAAGGTCTGTCACTAATCCTTCATCTTCGTCTATATAAGAAGAGTGCCTACCTGATAATATATAGTTACTAATATCTGTGGGAGAATAATCTATATAAGAAACATCATAGTCAAAGTTTCCTCCTATAAAGCAATTTCTAACTCCTATAACAACATCTTTATCGCCACTAGGTAAGAGATATGATCTAACCCTTCTTCCATAATGAGGAAAAGTATTACCAGTTGTAGGGTAAAAATACTTAATATCGACCCTTATATTTTCAATAGTATAAACATGCTCTTTATTTTTATAAGACTTTACAACCGACGGACTTCTATTTGCATAAATGTTAAAGTATGTAGTATACTTACTTATATCAAAACGAGCAGAGGTTAAAGAAGCATCCTTATGTGTTATTCTCCATACAGCATATTCAGTTTGACCAACAATAAGGAAGACTAAGTAAACCTTCTCAAGCTCCTCACCGATTTTATCAATAGGTGCTCCAGCCCCAATAATTTCCACTATATCTATCCCAAAAAAGCTTCTAACTCTAATAGTACTACCATCAAATAAACGAATAGGCTGAGGCTCAAGTTGACTTAGGTTTCCAAATCCCATAAAACGCTTTAATAAAACCATTTGTCTCTTAGCTTCGCCTATAAGCTCTTGAGCCCTAACTCTATTACCAAACAGTCTAACACTTAATGACATTTAAATTCTTCCACTCCTTTTATAAGGTCTCATCTCGATTCTATCCACATCAAGTGAACCACCATCTTGATTTGTTAGCCTAATTCCCCATAACAACTTTTCAACTCCTTGTCCCACTCGTGCTCGTTTAGTCCTCATTTCAGTAGTAGCCTCAACTTCATAACCAGTTCTAACATTGCTTTGATTAACAGCTTGAACAACTACAGGACCACCTTTATAAGTAACATAAACATCTGGAACCGTTTTTAACTCACCTGCTCCTAAATCATCCTGAACTGTCTCAACAGTAACATCTATGTTTGTTCCAGCATCATCAGAACCAGTAAGTAGATAGACTCCACTAGCATTAGTGGCCATTACGTAACCATCTTTAACAGCAAAAGAATCGAACTCAAAATTATTATAGTCCGAGTTGGCTACATTATCTAAACACAGAGCAGTACAACCCCAAAGTATAGCTAACTGTTTAAGAGATAATACACCATGCTTAGCTACCATAGCTAAAGTACCAGATGTAGAACTAAATCCTAATACATTTAAGGTACCTCTTTGAGCAGCTAGAACAAAGTCTCCAATTGTACCATTAATTCCTGATACAACCAGAGTCCCTCCCTTAGCTACCATAGCAAGAGCGTTTACGTTAGCCCCACCAACTCCAACTAGAGAGAATGTACCCTTCTTAGCTGTTATATTAAGTATACTACCACTACGGAGACTAAGTGTTCCCTTCTTAGCTGTACCCGCAAATATATTGGTACTGATAGCTGGCCCACCAGCCCAGCCACCATAACACCAACCTCCAGAACCCCAATAAGTGTCCACTAATTAATCTCCTTATTCAAACAGTTTTAGAAAAGATATCCAAATAAGTCTACTGTTCCAGTGCAAGCCACACCAGCCGCTGTAAGCATATCGATTACAAAGGTGCTACCGGCTGGAATAATTGTCATTAAGCCTGAGCCTGCGGCTGGAGTTGCATTATAATCTGGTCTTATAACCAGTATCTTTGTTGTCCCGTTTGCACCCGAAGCAGTTATTGTAGCAACAAAATCAGTCTTTGCTGATGATAACCCTGCTGAGAACACAGCTCCTGACATAGTTCCAGATAAAGTATGAATAACAAGCAGAGTTGGAACAAAACTAAATCCAGTTGGCACTGTATACAATGTGTGATCTGCTGTGTCATTAAAGTCAAACAATACTGTTCTTGAAACTCTTACTACTCCACTAAGTTCATCTAAAAACATGCTATTACCTCCTTAATATGGTAGTGCTAATCTATTTATTATAGGTTTTCCTGTAGACCTATCTGATACTATTGGTACACTTATAGAAGTGTCACCATTAATAAAGTCTAAGGATGTTAAGTTTCCGACAGTAGTATAGATACTGGTATCAACCTCATTAATATTCACATATCTACCTGCTACAAAATAGTTGTATATAGTATCCAATATTGTTAAACTCTCATTAAACGCATCTGCTGATTCTTCACCATTATGTAGATAAGTTATTTGTCTCAGCTTTAACGTACTAGTATTAGTTATCGTCATTAGTTTATCTCCTTACTCAGCCAGAGTCTCAGTCCAGGTATCTACTGTATGAGTAGCACCAAGAATCAGATATGTAGTATCCATATTATAATCAGCTCCACTTGTTCCACAGGTTCCTTGGATTCTTATTTGGTTCCATGGAGCTGCATCAGCACCTCCTGCATCAGCAACACTGCCAGTAATTCTAAAATAAGCTGCATATCCAGTAGCCAGTACTACTCCACTCATTATACCATCACGAGCAAAGATACCATTGACAGGAGCATTGTAACTTAATCCATTAACAGACGCGACGCCTGCGGCGCCAGTGCCAAGATTAACGTCAGTGCCCGTTAAGCCGCCAGCTGTAGTCGAGATAAGTACAAAACCGTTAGGCGTGGTGCCCGTGCCATGTAAGGCCCTTATATAGACAACCGCGCCTGACGAATAAGCAAAATAGCGCTCTCGCACGTGAGGCGTGTTATTGATGGCAAGCGCTAGCGCAATGGCAGTAGTGGCTAAATCTGTATCAAAGGTAACAGTTGCATCAAGAATTGAGATGCTGTCTACAGTTATATTGGTGCATGTTCCAGCTGAACCAGTTAGTGTTATGGTTCCCATAGACAGAACCTCTGGAGTCCATGCTCCACTACCAAGAGTGCATCTAACTAGTTTTACCCCTGTAGCTGCATCATCTGGAGATGCTGGTAACACACCAGAACCATCATAAATGTCAATTACTCCACCTTCAATAGCCTGTCTTTTAGAGCCATATCCTTGAGTGAAGTTTCTAAAAGCTCTACCATATTCAATACTCATAATTCCCTCCTTAACCTTTTTTATTAACTACATATTGATTTATTTCGCCACGTTTAATATAACTAGCACCAATGCTAGCAGTGGATTTATCTTTCCTTCCTTCAGTAAGATACTTAAAGCGTCCACCAGAACCACCTACACATATACCAAGTTCGGTTTCCCAGAGTACTGCATTATCGTAATACTCGCCGGCTATCATAGCTCCACGAATTTTTTTAGCTGTACCAAAAATCGCTGAAGAATTATCAACTTTAGTCAGCGTCATTCCATTCGGGCCTAAGAATGACCCCTTTAAGAAATACGTCTTGTCGGCTGAAACAAAGAGTCCGTCTCCGACTGACTTTATCATGGTTAGTCTAGTTGGAAAAGACTGCCAGGATTTATCATCCCGAGTATCATATCTCTCATAGTTACCAGCTTCAGACTGCATCAAGATTTCTTGGGTACGTTTGTAGGCAGAATCACTATCAAAGGTTTGGATGGTCTTAGCTATAAACATCCTACTCCGGTGTAATTCAAGTAAGTATCCCGGCGGCATAGTTTTTCTGAACTGATTGGTTGTGGTTCTAAGTGCTCTAATAGCGCTGTCTTGGTAGGCATAGATATTAGTATCATTAGTCATATAAGCTAACTCACCTATGCTAGCATAGTTCATTATTCCTGGACCTACATTCTGTTGGATTAGAGTTGCTGACATAGTCAAGTCTTGGTTTAAAACCAGCTTATATAAGTCATTATCTATAGTAGCAAAGATAACTGAGCCGTCGGACCAAAGGTTCTTATAATCTCCAGATAGCTTCAATGTTCTACCAGGTCTAGATTTAAGTTTAAAGTACTTATTAATATCCATATTATCAGCGGTTACAAGAGCTATAGCCCCTTCGGGCTTTGGTATATCTTGAGAGTCACCACTACTGTAGACGCCTAAGAACTTATTATATGTTACTACTTCCATTTTATTCATGGTTAGTTATGTTCACACAATGAACGATACTATGTGCTCCTTCTATAAGGTATTATCTGTATACCAGTAGCCGGCTCTTGTTTCATTATCCGCTGAGTATTAGCATCTGGCCTCTGTCCGACTCTTGCCTCAAACAAGTTGTAATAATGTTTAGAATAGAATGTAGATTTATTCTCATCATATATCTCGGCATCTCTTTTAGAAAACGCCCGGTAGAGAGCCCAGTGTTTCATATCGTCATAGTACCGAGAGTCGATTTCTGGAGTAACATTAATCAACGATAAGTCAACAAGTGGAAGTCTCTTTACCACCAGTGATAGGGTCTCAGCGGCATAGTCAGAGTTCGGCGCTGGAACACAGATTATCTTATGTGTCTGTTTCTCAACTATATATTCTGGCTTACCGTCATCTAGATCTCGCCATCCAAGATAATTAACATCTAACCAGTCTTCTGACCTCTTCGGTATCGGTGTGCTATCGGTTCCCCAAGATGGTACAGCTTTCTCCACATACAAAATTTTTGGGTGTAATGAGTATGAAGCTGTCCCATCTACCATAGTTATAGTAACAACAGCCGCTGTGGTTGAGTCCTCTAACACATGAGCTCTTTCACATATTTCTCTTTCTGCACTAGCAAAGTATTCAATCCACTCAAGCTCATCCCATAAAATCTCAGAGTTAACTCCACTCACATCTTTAACCACACGCCTTACATCAGTTATTAGTGTACCTAGAACACCAGATGCCGTAGAGGCAAAGTCTGTAGGTGTAGCACTAAAGATCTGAGCCGTCGAGCCTTCTGTCTCAATCGTATTAGCTGATTTGTACCTAGTTCTGATTACTGACTGAACTGCAATATTGACTTCAGTTTGCGTAAGCTCTAGGTAATAATGACCACTACCAATAGCAACAAGGGTGTTACTGGAATTTGCCCATGCACCAGCACTAACTGATAACTGCGGTTGTCCTGCGGCCTCTCCAAGTTCTGGCGTTATACCATCAGTAGCATCTACACAAAAGAAGTAAATTCTCCTTAGTGTTGCAGTCGATTCATTAGCTACTATAGCTATCATATGTTATCTCCTTAATATCTCTTACTTGGTGTCTTTGGATGATCATCTACACAAGGTTTGCATACTTCTTTACCTGTATATTCAATAACCATCTCACTTTTTCTATACTCAAAACCACACCTAGGACAAGTTACCCAATAGTCGCCAGGCTTGTATCCATCTTTATGAGTCTCACGCATTTAGTATCTCCCAATTTATTACTTCTTCCACTTCTCAATCATCTTTTCACCTGACCGGCCAACGATGTATCCTCCGATACCTAACTTGAGTAACATCCATAAATCGGGTGGTATCTCAAGTACAACCATAGGTGGATAGAACATCTGAATTATTGGAGCTAAAATATAGTTATGCGCCACTATGTAGACAAAAACCAACATTGTAACAGGACGCCACCATGCCTTAATTCCCGCACCACCTGTCTCAGATGTTATTATTTTAGCTCTGGCATCAAGTTCCTTTTCAATAACGCTATAATCCATAGACATGACGCTTGATTCAAACTCATGCTTTAACTTACGGGCAAGGTCTTTATCAGGTACTGCCTTGTCTATAATCCCAAGACCCTTATCAATGATACTGCCTATAATTGGGATAGCTGCCAAGAAGCTCATTAAAACACCTTCTTAATTTCAGTGGCTATTTCCCTTGCCCTCTGCTTAGATATAAATCTCATCTGTGCTACCAGTTTCAGATTATTTGCACCTATAAACATACCTATAAGTACAAATATAGCATCCCTGATAAGTCCGTCCCATCCTCCGATACACACTCCCCAAATAAAGTTTCCTAATATGTCTGCCATGTTACGACCTCCTTTTAATAGTGTATTCGATATGCTGCTCTAAGTATATCTATATTAACAGATGTTAAAGCCTGATGTTTCCCATTCATACTTCCCCATAAAGCTAAAGGGCCTGCTCTATCATCTAAATGAAATCCCCATGGATAGAGGCCTATTCCCATAAAGCCAGATCTTATAGCTGCTACAAAGATATCTAGGAGGTCGAGTTTTCCTTTAACATGACCATCAATAGCATTACCCTTATAATGCTCACCTGTTTTGCTATGTTCTTTATTAGTCCCACAATGAATTATAACTCCAAGACCTACTCTATCTCGAAAGTTCTGTATCTTAAATATCAAGTCTACTTCCATTAATAATGGATTGCCGAAGTTGTCTATAGCAGGATCAAAGTTCGGTACCATATCCCATGCTTCAGGTGTCATTTTCATAAGGTTAACCTCCATTTAGTTTTGCATGTATTTTGTTAGGAAGTTCATCTATTTTTTCAATAAGATAATTTGTTTTCAAATCAAATACTTCTTTCATATGCTCCATTTCACGATTACAGTTTTTTTCTGTCATGTGTTTGCTATTACCATTCTTACTATATTTTCTATTAGACCAATAATCACGCCAGGCCCTATTTAAGAAATTAGTTACAATTACAAGAGCTACTGAACCTCCTGCAGTTGCTGGTATTACTTTATATAAAACATCATATTCAGCCATGTTAGCGTTCTCCTTACCTGTTTATAGGTACGATTACCAACTCAGTTCGGAACCGTATTTCTAATTCAAACTCCTGACACAGTGCCTTATACTTAGCCTCGAACTTCTTAATCTTAATCATTTGCGACTCCTGCAATATCTTCTGAGCGGCAATCAGAGCTTCCTTGTTATCGTCCTTTTTGACTTCTTTCTTAATCTTTTTCATAAATATTAAACCTCCATAACTAATAACAAAGTTATAATACTTTAATTAGTTACTATTACCTTTTCTACACGGATACGGCCTTGCACACGGGAAATACATCTGCATGCTTTTCGTAGCAGTCGAGGGCACATATTCCTCACCACTTAAATTGTAAAATTCTATGAAGTCTAAATAGTTATTAGATGTTGTAAGTAACCAGTCTGCGTCTCTGACAGTATTAGACATACGAACTGATGCTACATCGCCATCTAAAAAATTAGCATCATTACGATTAGCCCCTATTTTAAAATCATTAGCATTGGATAAATCAGCATCATTCCCAGCTGTTGTATCAGTGTCCTCCGATACGCCATCAACATATAAAGCGGTTGTAGTGCCAGACCTTGTAAATGCGACATGATGCCACCCATCATCATCTACCGTAGACGTAGAGCTTAATGTTGTGGATACAGCCCCCACGTCTATCGCACCATGAACAAGCTTAGTAACCGAACCCTGATAATACATAACTATTCCAACGGAAGGTAGAGCGGCATCCCTCTTATTGAGTAGATTTTGTACTGTGGCGCTTGATGTTACCTTATCAATTTTAAATAATATCTCGTAAGTAAAATCACCAGTAGCGTCAAGAGTAGCATCGTCTGCAATTTGAACTTTGTTAGAACTCCCCACTACAAACCTATCTGCTCCAACCGCTACCGTAGTAGCTGAACCCTGAGTTGTTACATTAATAGATGTAGAGTCGTTACCCGAAGCTGAAGAATCTATATGCTGACCTGTGGTTTCATCCATATGCAGAACCAACTTATAATTTGAATCCCACACACCTGCTTTATTCTGTTGATCTGAAGCATCTGGATTACCATAATACATATAAAAAACTGTGTCGGTAGCCGCAGTAATATCCATTTCAACAAAAGCATGGAGTTCACCTGTCGAACTATCATAGCTTCGTCTATCGTAATCCAACAGAGTAGTCCCGTCTGATGTTGTAAAGGCTATGTCATTGCCACTTGCCTGTGCTTTCGCTACTAAATTATCATTAGGTGGCATCTTCACATAGACGGGATAATTAGATATATCAGCAGGAACTTGTTCGTTTCTTATTATTATTTTACGTCTTGCGCCTTTGCTTGCGCTGTCATATCCACTTAGCCAACTTGTACCGTCCGACGTATCGTTTGTAATTAATTTTGTGCCATCCCACATATAGAGTTCATGGTCATTATAATATGTACTTGGAGGATACTGACTAACAATCATCTTGCCCGAAGTAGTGTAATTTTTTACCATTTTAGGATTGTCCATATAAGAACCGTTTGACATGATAGTAGAACCGGCACCCCACGCCGAACCATTCCAATTATACATTGTTATATCTCCACCACCGTCACCATAATGTCCAACTTCCCCGCTTGTAAAACCTCCGGTATTCACATAAGCATCTATGTCAGTAGAGCTTTTAATATCTAAAATATAATTATCTCTTCTTGAATTGCCCGTAGCCGCAACAGTGCTTATAGACCAGCCACCGCTATATTTACCCATTTTATATGTATAGGATTGTCCAAGCCCTTCTGAAAATAATACATAAGGGTTTGTACCATCATAACCAACTTTGGGTAATACACCTACTTGATTTGAGCCAGTATCACGGACTTTGCAATAAGTGTCTGCGTCTGCTTTAGAAAGTGGTACTGTCAGTTCCGTTCCTGCGGCGTTATACCACTTAGAACCAGACGAGTCATACCACATATAATAAACATCGTATCGTGTAGAGCCTCCAGCAATATCCACCCACATAAAGCCGTGGTGTAAATCATCGTTAGAATCCATAACCGTAGTCCCGTAATAGCCATTGGTTGCATCTCCATTTATGAATGATGATTCAGCACCCCATGATGTCCCGCCATTAGTTGAAATCCTAAAAGCCCAATCATTAGTTACTGTCCCTGCCCTATACACAACCCACAAATCGCCAGTTGAATCTTCAAACAATGAAGGGTATGTAGAATTAGCGGTTATATCGCTCATAGCTGTCCATGCAGATATATCGTATGTGTTTGTAGATTTAGAATACTTCTGCACTCCCCCGTGAGAACCAAAAGTCACATGAATAAACCCACTGGAATCTACCAACATAGTAGGTGAGCCATGAGCATCATCAGTCAATGGATTAGTGCCTACCTTGACTGCTGCTGAATATGTATCAGTTGCTATCGTATAGGTAATAGCATAGGGGTCTTCATCAGCCCCTTGAAACACCATATAGATAACGCCGTTAACTTCCTGTGCCTGTTCTCCAGACCAGTAAATCGACCTTCTACCAGCACCTTTATAAAAATACTCTGTTTGGTTGGCGGCCTCCGCAATTCCAGTAAACAGGAACACGAATAGAAAAACTATTAATAGTTTCTTCATGTTAGCTCTCCTCTAATTCCAGTTCGATAAACGGAACATTGTTGAGATAGTAATATAAACATCAAAAACAGCATCATTGACTGAGTTGTTTATTGGTGTTATAGTTACAGCAGTTGTATACACAGCACCGTAACCATTACCACGTTTAGCAAATACTGACTCATTGGCAGTAGCTGACCTGTTTGACAGTTCACCGCCCATGACATCAACCCCAGATATAGAATCAATTAGGGTTATGTCATATACACCATCTGATGGTCCTGGCGACCCAGGGTTAGTATCAACATTTAAAATGAATCCATTAATATTAACTAACTCAGTAGCACACACTCCATCAGTATCATCACACACAAATGCAACTTTAACAATCACAATGTTGTTACTATAATCTTTTAATACAGCCGTTTCTGTCGCCGTCTCTGTGTCCGCAAATGCCACTGATGTTAATAAAAAAAGTAACATCCCAATTAAAACTAAAATCTTTTTCATTTTTTCCTCCTTAAGATGCGGCAGTCACAATTCCATTGACTACCGTAAGATTTGTAATTGCTCCATTAAAGTTTGCTCCAGCCACTCCGCCGACCTCATAAGCCCCGGCATTGATAGTATCGTTTCCAGTTACCCCGATCAGGACCTTGCCGGAGCCTACTACGTCAGGGTCAATGATAAAGTTAGTATTGTTGTAATATATCCTCGCATCATTTCCTGCACCGAAGTAAACATACTGGTCGTCACCGGGGAAATAAACATATCCGTCTTCATCTATTTCATAGCGTAATACTGAACCAACGCTTCCGTTCTTGTAAGTTGGGTTTGTGTAAAATTTATGCCGTTGAACATCATGACCGCCCCAGCCTATACCGCCATACCATAATTCTGATTTTGATGTAGGATCATTTACCCACAAGGTGAATCCGAAAAACATAGCATCCAAAGCTTCTACATAATTAAAAATTCCAGCGCCACTATTAGAATTTTGCCCCATAACTAATCCACGATAAGAATCTATATTTCTACTTCCCCTGATATACAAAGTACCTTTCCAGTTGTTTTTATCGAAATATGGGTGTTGAGCACCTATGCCAACAGTGCCTTTCTCGCCGTCTACAAAAAGTGTATTCGCACTGTCTAAAGTCCCAACTGCAAAATTCTTATCAGCTTGACTTGAGTTGATTGTTACTGCGCCATCCCAATTTAATAAACCCGTTCCAGTAAGATTTAATGCTTTCAGTTCATTGGCTGTATCATCCCAGAAGAGGTTTGCGTTGTCCTCAGCGACTGTAGTACCGTCTGAGAATAGAATTGACCCTGATGTAAACGCACCGCCTATTCCAGCCGCAAAATCAAGCGTTGCTGTGCCATCACCATTGTCATCCAAAGAGGTGTTAGGAACTTTCAACTTATAAGGAAATACTGACGGAATGCCGTCAAGTTCCTCAATGTTTAATACAAAAGATTTTAATCCCATTATATCACTTATACTCCATTATTGATATCTCAGCCGTCTCACCTGTACCACACCTAAAACCCGCAGTAAAATCGGAATTAGGCTTATCAAACTGCATAGCTGTTTTAGGCAATATCTCCATACCCCTCTTATTAGTAGCACTAACAGTTGTAGCACCACCAAGCCAGCAAATATCAGGACCAGTATTATAAAATATAACTCCTCGCATACCTGCAGTCATAGTATAAATATCTATTCCAGTATCATCAACATCCATTTTAGGTGCATCAGCTAAGGCACCTACATTCTGAAATGGGTAGACTCTAGTTTCCATTTAACTCTTATCCTTAACTTTAGGCTTGATTTCTTTTTCTATTACTATTAACTTTTCCCTAAATATAGGATTTATAACTTCTCTATCCTTATAAACAGGTCTCTCAATTATAACCTCTACGTATTTAGGAACTTCTACTTCAACCACTTTTTCTATGATAGTTACATTTGTAACTTCCTTCTCCACAAACTTAGGAATTATAAATTCCTTTTCCTTATAAATAGGAATAACAAACTCCTTATCTACATATTTAGGAATGATATATTCCTTCTCTACTAAGACAGGCCGCTCATATTCCTTATCTACAGGAACCGGCCGCTCATGTTCAACATCTTTATAGGTATGCTTCTCGTGGGTTATTTCTACTTCCTTCTCTATAATCTTGGGCCTTATAATCTCAGTATCCTTATATCGTGGGCGTTCGACTACGATTACATTCTCTTTTACTATTACTGTTTTTACACCCTCTTTAAAAGTAATAACCCTAACAGTATCATTATTAACATCTTTATATGTTATAGACATTACTGACTCCCCTGTGTATACCTCATTGTGAGAAGATCTCCTACACCCTCACCAGTAGACGCAGTAACCTTCATTCTAACCCTCTTAACTGGTTTACTAACAACATGCCACATAGCACGTAAAGCAGTTATCTCACCACCATCAAAGGCATGAGTGTTTAAGCTATACCACTTTGCATTAGCATCAGTAACACCTCTTCCATCATCAGATGCTTCTAAGTCTATTGAAAGTGCACTAACACTTGCATCACCATCAACTAATGATGCTGATAAAGTATGTTTCTCAGTAACATGTGTTAGAAATATACTAGAAGTTACCATATCATCAACCAGTAATACAGCATCTTGCATTAACCAAGTTCCCATCTTATTTTCCTCCCCAATTTATCTTATCGAAGTTCTCTCTGAACTTATTATTAGATGCCATTGAGATAATTTCGTCTCTTTTGTCTCTTCGATCTACTCTATCCATATTATCGACTAGGCATTTTTCAATACTGGCTTCGTAGCTCTCCTGTGCGACTAAGTCATTCCCTGTCATTTTATCAGGTAAGGCCTCTTTCATGTCTTTTTAGTTGATACTTCTTTTGTATTATCTACTATAGCCACCGGTTTTGAAGGTGATGGAGCATATATCTTTACTGGTGTTTTTACTGGTGCAACCACTCTCACTTTTTCCATCTTCGACCCGCAGTCTAGACATACCCCTGCTGGTTTAACATCAGCTTCTGTACAACTACATTTAGCACACTGTAGACTCATATTAGTCTCCTTTGTAGGACTGGGGGCCGAAGCCCCCTTATCCTGTTTAGTCAGTAACTGCAACTGGGTTACCAGCTGTAGCTGCTGTAGCAATCTCAGGTCCATAATAAACAATACCAACGGCGCCTGTAGTACCAAGTGCAGTACTGTTAACGTTAGGAGTATTGATTACAATGATCTCGCCCTCGGTCTGAGCTATATCAACTATAATCGCATCACCAACAGTTCCACTACTCAACTTCGCCACTATCATCTCGGAGTTCTTGATCTTAAGCATACGCTCAACATCAGTTGCGGTAGTTGAGTGGAAATGAGAAGCAGTTGCTGAGGAACTCTTCAACCAGAAGTTACAGTCTTGAAACGTGACATCTCTACAAACCTTACCAGTAATTGTTTCTCTGGTAAGTAGTACATTAGTTCTTGCAACCGAAACTTCGTTGGCTAAAGAACCAATTGTGCAGCCAATAATAAGTGCACTATCACCATTCATCAAGAGCTCAGCAGCAGTAGCTGTGCCTAAGAGGGTAGATTTGTAAATCTCACAGTGTTCTATTACTGTGTATTCACCACCCTCAGCAAAGGCATATAAACTAGTACCCAATGTATCAGCGCTATCGAACTTGAGATTACTAAATGTGTTACCAACGCCGGTATTCTGGATAATAGCAACAGCAGTGCCAGTAGTAATACCCATGGTGATTCTTGAACGTTGACCATAGTATCTACCTACAGCATCCATGCCATAGAAGTGACCTCTATTTTTGGTAATAGTAAGCTCATCTGTTAAGGCATGACCTGAAGTGGCTGAAAGAATAACCGTATCATGGTTGTTACTTGTCATCTTGCCTTCAGCAGCAGCAAGAGT